CGCACCCAGAGATTTTTTCCTGATGACCGATGAAAACGGGCCGACGGTCGATCTGCTGGGCGATCCGTGGACAGAGGCGAAGGACCCGCGCGGGCGCAAGCGGCACAAGCGGTCCAAGCAAGTCTCGGAGACCATTGCGGTTTTGCGAGCCTCCGGGGCGACCGAGGAAGAGATCGCAGCGCGCGTCCTCCTCGACGGCAAGACGCTGCGCAAGTATTATTCCCGCGAGCTGGCCAAGGGGCCGGCTCTCGCCCGCGCGGTCCTGATCGAGGGGCTGTGGGGCAAGGCCAAGTCCGGCAACGTCTCGGCGGCCCGGGTCATCTTGGCCGAACTCGGTAAGGGCGACGCGCGCCTGGCCAACGAGGCGATCGCTCGCCGCGAGAAGGCCACGCCGGCGGCCAGCGCGCCGGAAGGCAAGAAGGCCCAGGCGAAGGCCGACGCCGACGCGGCCGTCGCCGCCGAAGGCAAGTTCGCCCCGCGCGGGGGCCTGCGACTCGCCGCGGCGCACGGCCAGGCGGTCGACGCCGACCCGCGATGACCGACGAGACGACTGACGAGGCCTGGTGGTCGACAGCCTGCCCGGACTGGAAGTCCCGCATCGCCGAAGGCCGTTCTCTCCTGCCCTGCCCGCCGCTCTTTCCAGAAGAGGCCGAGGCGGCGCTGGCGGTGTTCCGCGAGCTGCCCATCGTCGACGTGCTGGGCAAGCCGACCTTCGGCGAGATCAGCCGCCCCTGGGTGTTCGACCTGCCGTCCGCCGTCTTCGGGGCCTTCAACCCGGTCACCGGCCGGCGCATGATCAATGAGTTCTTCGAGCTGATCGGCAAGAAGAACGCCAAGTCCACCCGCGCCGCCGGGATCATGATCACCGAGCTGGTGCGCAACGAACGCCATTCGGCCGAATACACCATCCTCGCGCCGACCCTGGAGGTCGCCAAGAACTCCGCCGAGCCGGCCATGGACATGGTCGCCGAGCACCCGGTCCTGAAGAAGATCCTTCGCCCGATCGCCCACCAGCGGATGATCGAGCACCGGGTCACCGGCGCGCAGCTGAAGATCCTGGCGGCCGATTCGGAGACCGTCGCCGGCGTCAAGTCGACCGGCGTTCTGATCGACGAGCTGTGGCAGTTCGGCAAGCGCTGGAAGGCCAAGAACATGCTGCGCGAGGCCTACGGGGGCCTGGCCAGCCGGCCCGAGGGCTTCGTGATCGCCCTCTCCACCCAGTCCGACGAGCCGCCCGAAGGCGTGTTCCTGGACTGGCTGCGGCGATTCCGCGACATCCGCGACGGCCTCCTCGAGGCCCCGCGGTCCATGGGCTTCCTCTACGAGTTCCCCGAGGAGATGATCCGCTCGGGGGCCTACAAGGACACCGACAGCTTCCACATCCCCAACCCCAACCTCGGGGCCTCGGTCGATCGCCAGTTCCTCCTCGACGAGTACGCCAAGGCCCAGCGCGAGGGGCAGAAGTCGCTGGTCGGCTTCTTCGCCAAGCACCTCAATGTCGAGCCGGGCATGGGGGCGCGGTCGGACAACTGGGCGGGCGCCGAGAAGTGGGAGAAGCGGGCCGATCCGCTGATCACCGTCGAGACCCTCCTCGCCCGCTGCGAGGGGATCGTCGTCGGCGTCGACGGCGGGGGCATGGACGATCTCTTCGGCCTGACGCTCCTCGGCCGCGAGGCCACGGCCACCACGGTCCCGGCCCCCGACGAGACGGACGCGGACGATACGCCCCGCCGCGCCAAGCGCTGGCTCTCCTGGAGCCATGCGTGGGCGCACGAAATCGTCCTGGAACGGCGCCGATCCATCGCCTCAAAGCTCCTCGACCTGGAGAAGGCCGGCGAACTGACCATCCTCGCCGACGACGCCCTCACCGAGGCCGGTCGCCCGGTCGACATCGCCCAGCTGGTCGAGATCGTGGTCCGCATCCGCGACGCCGGCCTCCTCATCTGCGTCGCCGTCGACCCGGCGGGCCTGGGCGAACTCGTCGACGCCCTGGCCGAGGAAGACATCGTCGCCGAGAACCGCGAGCGCGAGGCCAACTACGTCATCGGCGTCCAGCAGGGCTACGCCCTCATGAACGCCATCAAGACGGCGGAACGCAAGCTGGCCAACGGCACCCTCGTCCACGCCGACCAGGCGCTCATGGACTGGTGTGTCGCCAACCTGAAGATCGAGCCGACCGCGACGGCGATCCGCGCCACCAAGCAGAACGCCGGCGACGCCAAGATCGACCCGGCCATGGCCCTCTTCAACGCCGCGACGGTGATGTCGACCAATCCGCCCTCGCCCCGCTCGGTCTACGAGGAGCGCGGCCTGCTGGTGATCTGACCGGAGGGCCCCGACGCGATGAGCATCTGGTCGCGCGTCTGGGACGCGGTTACGAACAAGTCGGCGATGTCGATCGACGACTGGTGGGCCGAGTTCGGGCCCACCTCGGTCAGCGCCGGCGGCATGGCCGTGACCCAGCTCTCGGCGATGCAGGTCTCCACCGTCCAGGCCTGCGTCTCCATCCGCGCCGAGGATGTCGCCAAGCTGCCGGTCCACGTCTATCGCCCGCTGCCCGGCGGCGGCAAGGCGATCGCTGCCGATCACCCCCTGGAGCGCGTGCTCCAGCAGCCGAACGGCGACCAGGGCCGCTTCGAGTTCGTCGAGATGATGATGGTCGCGCTCCTCCTGCGCGGCAACGCCTACGCCGTCATCCTGCGCGACGGCCGGGGCCGAATCACCGGCCTGTGGCCCGTCAACCCCGATCGGGTGTGGATATTCGAGGCCCCCGGCGGCGCGGTCTTCTACCAGGTCGCCCGCCGCGGCCTGCACGAGACGGCGGTCCTCGCCGCCTTCCCCTTGATGATCCCGGCGGAAGACATTCTCCATGTCCGCTGGATCGGGTTCGACAACGTCCTCTACGGCGCCTCGCGCATCGGCCTTTCCCGAGAGGTGATCGGCCTGGCGCTTTCGCAGCAGGAACTGGCCGGACGCCTGTCGGCCAACTCCACCAACCTCGGCGGGGTGCTGACGACCGACCAGAAGCTCTCCGAGCCGGCCTCCCAGCGCCTGGCAAAGTCCTGGAAGGAGAGCAAGCAAGGTCTGAAGAACGCCGGGGCCACCGCCGTCCTCGAGCAGGGGGTGAAGTGGCAGGCGCTCGGCATGACCGCCAAGGACGCCGAGCTCATCGCCGGCCGCCGCATGCAGGTCGAAGAGATCGCCCGGCTGTGGCGCCTGCCGCCGCACAAGCTCGGCATCGTCGAGCGCGGCATGGGCGCGAGCCTGGAGCAGCTCGACCAGGACTACATGAACAGCGTCGTCTCCTCCGACCTCGGCCGCTGGGAAGACAAGCTCGCCGTCACCTTCGGCCTGGCCGCCGATGGCGTCTTCGTCGAGTTCGACGTCTCGGGGATCCTCCGCGCCTCCCTGCAGACGCGCTACACCGCCTACCGCACCGGCATCGTCGGCATGTTCCTCACCCCCAACGAGGCGCGCCGCGCCGAGGGCCTCCCCGACCATCCCGAGGGCGACACCCTCTACCAGCCGACCAACGTCGCCCCGATCGGCTTCGAGCCGACCGGCAAGGAAACCGGCCCCGGCAGCGACATCACCGGCGCCCCGGCGCCCGGCGGCTCGGGCGATCCCGCCGCGCCGGCCGCCCCCGCCGACGACCAGTCGGCCGAAGACTGAAGACCCGCTCCGCGAACGGCGTTCGCGGTCGCCAGCCCCATGAAGGAGCGCCGATGAAGCGAGCTTTTACCGGCCCCGACAAGGCCGACCGCTATGAGCGCGCCGGCCACTGGCTGCTGGCCACGGTCTATGGCCGCTCCGTCTCGCGCGACTGGTGCGACCGCAAGGGCGTTCAAATCCGCAAGGCGACCGGCGAGGGCATCGGCTCGGCCGGCGGCTTCCTCGTCCCCACCGAGCTGGAAAACGCCATCCTCGATCTGCGCGACAGCTTCGGGGCCTTCCGCCGCCGCGCCTGCGTCTGGCCGATGGGCTCGGACACCTCGCTCTTCCCGCGCCGCACCGGCTCGTCCACCGCCGCCTTCATCGGCGAGGGCGCGGCGGCCGGGGCGTCCACGACCAACCTGGACGGCGTGCAGCTAACGGCCAAGAAGCTGGGCGCCCTCGTCACCCTCTCCAGCGAACTGGCCGAAGACGCCATCGTCGACATGGTCGACTACGTCGCCAACGAGATGGCCTGGGCCCTGGCGTCCAAGGAGGACGACTGCGGCTTCTACGGCGACGGCACGGCGACCTACGGCGGCATGCGCGGGATCACCACGATCGCCCTCGATGGCGTCCACGGCTTGGCCAAGGTCGTCGCCGCCACCGGTCACAACACCTACGGGCTGCTGGACAGCACCGACCTCGGCAACCTCGTCGCCGGCGTCCGCGCCTCGGCGCTGGAGCGGGCCGCATGGTTCGTCAGCGTCTCGGGCTTCGCCCTGACCCTGGCCCGGGCCGAGACCGGCGGCTACCTCGAGACGCGCCTCGAGGATGGCATCTCGACGCCGTTCTACAACGGCTTCCCGGTCGTCTTCAGCCAGAAGTTCCCGCTGGTGAACACCTCGGTCACCGGCAAGGCGATGATGGCCTTCGGCGATCTCTACGCCGGCGCCGTGCTCGGCCAGCGCCGCGGCCTGACGATCGCGCGATCCGACCATCGCTACCTGGACACCGACCAGATCGCCATCCTCGCCACCGAGCGCTTCGCCGCCGTGGTCCACGACATGGGCGACAACAACGTGGCCGGCAGCATCGCCGTCCTCGTCGCGCCATAAAGGGAGCCGCTCTCATGCCCATGAAGCTTCTGTCGGCCGACGCCTTCCGCGCCGCCGCCAAGGGCGGCGACGCGCACCCGGAAGGGACCGTCTTCCGCTACGCCGCCGGCGACCCGGTGACCGTCGAGGGCGCCCAGCGCACCAAGCGCTTCGTCTTCTCCGACGCCACCGTCGACCACAGCGGCGACACCATCGATCCCAAGGGCTGGGACCTCGCGGTCTTCAACCGCAACCCGGTCGCCCTCTTCAGCCACATGAGCTGGGACCCGCCGATCGGCCGCGCCTCCAACGTCAAGGTCGTCGGGGCCGAGCTGGTCGGCGAGATCGAGTTCGCCCCGCCCGAGACCTACGATTTCGCCGACACCATCTTCCGCCTGGTCGACGGCGGCTACCTCAAGGCCGTCTCCGTCGGCTTCATGCCCAAGGAGTGGTCGTGGAGTTCCGACAAGGATCGGCCGTACGGCATCGATTTCACCAAGCAGACGCTCCTCGAGATCAGCGTCTGCCCGGTGCCGTGCAACCCCAACGCCCTGGGCGAGGCCCGCAGCCTCGGCGTCGACATCCGGCCCCTCGCCGAATGGGCCGAGAAGGTGCTCGACAGCGGCGACACCGTCTTCCTGCCGCGCCACGAGCTGGAGGGGCTGCGCGCCCAGTCCAAGGAGGCCGGTCCGCGCCGCTACTACCTCCAGGCCGACCGGGCGGTAAGCCCCGACCTGGCCAAGACGGCCCGTGACGCCATGCGCCGCTGGGAGGCCGATCCCTCGGCGACCCTGGTGCTCCCCAAGGGCCTGACCCTTCGCGCCGCCGAGGAATGGACCTGCGGCGCGGCCCGCGACCTTCCGATCGACGAGGAAGGCGACTGGGACGGCCCCGCCGCCGAGGCCTCGATCTTCGATCACGCCGGCGGCGACGAATTCGACCCGGCCATCGCCCGCAAGGGCTTCCTCGCCTACGACGCCGGCGCGCCCAAGCTGCGCGGTTCCTACAAGCTGCCCTTCGCCCGCGTCGTCGGCGGGGAACTAAAGGCCGCCGCCTCCGGGATCCACGCCGCCGCCGCGCGCCTGCCCCAGACCGACATCCCCGACGCTGTCAAGGAGAGCGCCAAGGCCGTCCTCGACCACTACGAGGCGGCCATCGCCGACGCCAAGACGGCGCCGATCCTCATCGTCGCGGCCAAGTCCGGACGCCGTATCTCCGCCGCCACCCGCGCCACGCTCGAGGAGGCGATGGGCCACCACGCCGAGACGGCCAAGTGCATCAAGGCCCTGATGGACGGTGACGAGGAGCCGGATGGCGAGCCCGAAGAAGAGCCCGTCGAAGAGCCGAACGACGACGAGGAAAGGCGCCTCGCCGCCCTCTCGCCCGAAGAACGCCGCCTCGAAGAGGTCGCGGCGATCCGGGCCGATCTTCCCGCAATCGACTAGGGCGCTCCGAGCCGACACCTGAAGAGCGCCCCGCGGCGGGCGGCGATAGGCGCCGCCTTACCGACACCCACCCAACCCTTTTGAAACAGGAGCCATGACATGGCGAAGAAGCACGAGCTGCGCCAGCAGCTGGCCAAGGCCGCCGACGAACTCTCGGCGCTGGGCGCAAAGTCCGAAGCCGAAGGCTTCAAGCAGGAGGTCTACGACGCCCTCAAGCAGACGATCATCGACCTCAAGGACCAACTGGCCCGCGTCGAGGAAGCCGAGAAGATCGCCGCCGCCCTGGCGACGCCCGTCGCCGGCCAGGACCGCACGACCCCGACGGCGCCGCCCAGCGCCCACAAGCTCTACGGCAAGCTCAAGCACTTCCAGGACCGTGAGATCGACGGCCGGACGGTGCGCGCCGTCGACCAGGCCTACGCCGCCGGCATGTGGTTCAAGGCCACCATCTTCGGCGACGACGCCGCCGTCGACTGGTGCAAGTCGCACGGCATGGCGGTGACCAAGGCCCAGGGCGAAGGCGTCGATTCCGCCGGCGGCTTCCTGGTGCCGGAGGAACTGCTCGCCAACATCATCGTCCTTCGCGAAGAGTTCGGCGTCTTCCGCAAGGAATGCCAGGTCGTCCCGATGGGCTCCGACACCCTCAACTGGCCGCGCCGCGTGGGGGGCCTCACCGCCTACTTCACCGGCGAGAACACGGCGATCACCGAGAGCCAGGCCCAGTGGGACAACATCAACCTCACGGCCAAGAAACTGGGCGCCCTCACCCGGATGTCCAACGAGATAGCCGAGGACGCCGTGGTCTCCGTCGCCGACTGGCTGGTCGGTGAAATCGCCTACGCCTTCGCGGCCAAGGAAGACGACTGCGGCTTCAACGGCGATGGCACCTCGACCTACGGCGGCATGCGCGGGATCACCCAGATCTTCGCCGACGGCAGCCACACCGCCGGCCAATACACGACCTCCTCGGCGACCCTGACCGCGCTCGTCGCGGCCGACTTCACCGGCGTCATGGGCGTCCTGCCGCAATACGCGCTCCAGCGCGCCAAGTGGTACATGAGCCAGCAGATGTTCTACTCGGCGGCCGGCACCGTCCTGGCCAAGGCGGGCGGCAACACCATCGCCACCCTGGCCACCGATCCCTTGCAGCCTCGCCTGCTGGGCTTCCCGGTGGTCATCGCCCAGAAGCTGCCGATCGCCGCCCCCGGCTCCGGCAAGGTGCAGTTCCTGTTCGGCGACCTCTCCAAGGCCGCCGCCCTGGGCGAACGCCGCGGGGTCACCATCCGCCGGTCCGATCACCGCTACTTCGAGAACGACCAGATCGGCCTGCTGGGCACCGAGCGGTTCGACATCAACTGCCACGACCTCGGCGACACCGTCACCGCCGGGCCGCTCGTCGCCGCCAAGTCCCCGTGATCGTAGCGGGGGCGAACGCCGTTCGCCCCCGCTCCCTCGCCGGCTGAGCCATCCCTTCCGCCATCCCATTCTCTGAAAGGAGAAGCTTCTTATGACCCCGCAGCTCAAGACCATCGTCGCCGTGAACGGCGTCTCCAAGACCAACGGGGCCACGGCCTCGGGCATCATCGACACCCTCGGCTACGACTGGGCGACCATCGACATCATCGCCACCACGGCGGACGTCGTGTCCAACTCCCCCACCGTCGTGAAGCTCCAGGAGGCCGACGTCACCAACTCGTCCTCCTTCGCCGACATCACCGCTTTCGCCACCCCGGCGAGCGTCCCGGCCGCCAACACGGCGGCCACCGCGGTCCTCCAGAACAACTTCAAGTTCAACGTCGATTGCCGCGGCCGCAAGCGCTACCTCCAGCCAGTCTACAGCCCGGCGACGACCCAGACCGTCACCATCCTGGCGAACCTGGGTCGCGGCGAGCAGGCCCCCTACACGGCGGCCAAGGCCAACGCCATGGTCCTGACCGAGGGCTGACGCCCTCCCGCCAGGCCTCCCCATCCGGGCCGGCACCCGGACTGCCAGTCAGCGCTGATCAGATGGGGCCGGATGTCGGTCCGGTCCCATCGCCCTCTCGCCTCAAGGAAACCCCGCCATGGCCAAGAAAGCCGACCACGACCCCGCCGCCGTCGCCGTGATCGCCGCGACCCTGCTCGCCGGGCGTCACGACGCCGAACCGCACCACATCAAAGGCGCCGTCGCCGCCGCGCACAACATCCTCGACGAGGCCGCCGCGCCCCGCGAGGAAGCCGCCGCCGAAGAACCGGCGGCCGAGGCCGAAACCAAGGCCTGAGCCACTCCGCTCCGGGCCGACACCCGGGCCGATCCCTCCCGACAGAGGACACCGCCATGCGCGCTTTCATCACCGGCATCACCGGCCAGGACGGGTCCTACCTGGCCGAGCTGCTGATCGCCAAGGGCTACGAGGTGCACGGCCTCATCCGCCGCGTCTCCCAGCCGAACACCTCCAACCTCGCCGCCGTGCTGGGCCAGATCACCCTGCACACCGGCGACATGACCGACGGTCTCAGCCTGGCGCGCATCCTCGACAAGGTGCGGCCGGACGAGATCTACAACCTCGCCGGCATGAGCCAGGTGCGCGACAGCTACGACCATCCCGAGGTCACCCTCGACGTCAACGCCGGCGGCCTGCTGCGCATCCTGGAGACCTGCCGGACGCTGCGGCTGGAGCCGCGCGTCTACCAGGCCTGTTCGTCCGAGATGTTCGGCCGCGTGCGCGAGACGCCGCAGACGGAGACCACGGCCTTCTATCCCCGCAGCCCCTACGGGGCCTCGAAGGTCGCGGCGTTCGAGCTGGCCCGGGTGTGGCGCGAGGCCTACGGGGCCCGCGTCTCCTGCGGCATCCTCTTCAACCACGAGAGCCCCCGCCGGGGCCCGGCGTTCCTTTCCCGCAAGGTCTGCCAGGCGGTAGCCGAGATCGCCGCCGGCCGGCGCGACAAGCTCATCCTCGGCAACCTCGCCGCCAAGCGCGACTGGGGCTACGCCCCGGAATACGTCGAGTGGATCTGGCGCATCCTCCAGCACGAGACGGCCGACGACTTCGTCATCGCCACCGGCGAGACCCACTCGGTGGAGGAATTCGTCGCCGCCGCCTTCGCCCATGTCGGGATCGCCGACTGGCGCGCTCACGTCGACTATGACGAGGACCTCACCCGCCCGGCCGAGGTCGACCTCCTGTGCGGCGACGCGGCCAAGAGCCGGCGCGTCCTCGGCTTCGAGCCGAGGGTCAAGTTCGCCGAGCTGGTGGCGATCATGGTCGACGCCGAGATGGCCAAGCTCGCCCCGCCGCGCGCGGTCCACAGCGACGCCCGCCGAGTTCTGGAGAGCTTCCCCGACGCCAAACTGATCACGGTCAAGGAAGACTGCGAGATCGGTGGCCACTTTCACACGCGCAAGGACGAAATATTCATCCTCAGCGAGGGCGAGGGCCGTATCGCCTTCGCCGCCGACAGCGTCGGCGCGCCTATGGTGATCGGCCGCATCTACCGCGTCCGCGCCGGCACCCCGCACTGGTTCCTCCTCAAGGCCGGAAGCATCCTCGTCGGCCTCAACACTCGCGCCTACGATCCGGCCGACGATCACCCGGCCCTGGCCCACGCGGCGGCCGCCTGATGGACATGCGTCCGCTCGTCTGCCTCGACCTCGGCGCGGCCGAAACCTCGCCCCCCGGCTACATCCCGATGGGCAACGCCCACGGGAGCGCCATCTTCCCCCTGCCGGTCGCTGACGCCAGCGCCGACATCATCCGCGCCAGCCACGTGCTCGAGCACTTCCCGTCGGGCCAGGTCTCCGCCGTCCTCGCCGATTGGTCCCGGGCGCTGCGGCCTGGCGGCAAGCTGAAGATCGCGGTGCCGGACTTCGCGCGCATCGCCGAGCGCTACATGGCCGGCGCTCGCCAGCCGACCGAGGCTTTCCTGATGGGCGGCCAGACGGCGGCCGATGATTTCCACAGGGCCCTCTTCGACAGGGCCCATCTCCAGACCCTCATGGCCCAGGCCGGGCTGATGCTCATCCGGCCGTGGGAGAGCGAACTGGCCGACTGCGCGTCCCTGCCGATCTCCCTCAACCTCGAGGGCGTGAAGCCGCACCTGGCGGAGATCTCGGTCTCGGCGGTGATGTCGACCCCGCGCCTGGCGTTCATGGACAACATGTTCGCGGCGATCGAGGCGCTGCCCTCGCTCAACGTCAAACTGCGCCGCTACACCGGGGCCTACTGGCACCAGTGCTTGGAGCGGGTGATCGAGGAGGCACTGAGGGAAGACGAGCCCGACGCCATCCTCTGCCTCGACTACGACTCGGTCTTCAACCGAGGTGACGCGGCCATGCTGCTGCAGCTGATGTGCTGCCATCCGGAGGCCGACGCGATCGCCGCCGTCCAGGCCGGCCGCGGCGCCGCCATCGGTCGGCTCTTCACAATCCTGGGCCCGGACGGGCGCAATGCGTCCGGCGTCCCGGCCGAGGTTTTCGACGCCGACCTGACCGAGGTGGCCACCGCCCATTTCGGCCTCACCCTGCTGCGGGCCGACAAACTTAGGGGCCTGCCCAAGCCGTGGTTCGCCGATGTTCCGGCCCCGGACGGTTCGTGGAACGAGGGCCGCTCCGACGCCGACATCGCCTTCTGGAAGAAGTGGGCGCAGGCGGACGCAAGCCTCTACCTCGCCAACCGCGTCCCCATCGGCCACATGGAGCTGACCGTGCTCTGGCCCGCCGAGCGCGGCCCGGAGACGACGCCGGTCATGCAGCCGATCGGCGAATGGCGTTCGCGCGGCAAGCCCGAGGGGATCTGGCGATGACCACCGGGCTCCTCAATGACGGGATCGAGGTCGTCACGACCGTCCTGGCGGCGGCCAAGACCTACGACCTCACCGACCTCGCCACCGTCCACGACGAGCTGTCGATCCCGGCGTCGAAGACCTCCGACGACACATGGCTCGGCAGGGCGATCGGCCAGGTCTCGCGCCTGGTGATGAGCGCCACCAACCGCGTCTTCGCTCCCGAGCTGGTCCAGGACCTCTTCGACCTGCCGCGCGGCCGCTACCAGGTTCCCAGCAACTCCCAGCGCCTCCAGCTCGCCCGCTGGCCGATCATCGTGGTCGCCAGCGTCGTCCAGACCTCGGCCGAGGGCGTGACGTCGACCCTCGTCGAGGGAACCGATTTCCGGGTCGATTATGCTGTCGGCCAACTGCTGCGCCTCGATGCCACCACCGACATCCCGACGCCTTGGGAGCCTCTGCCGCTCACCGTCGCCTACGTCGCCGGTTACGGCGCGGCCGTCACCGAAACCCACGTCGTCCCGGCCACGCCGTTCCAGGTGACGGTCTCCCAGGCCTCGACGTTCTCCTGCGACCAGTCGGTGAGCTACAACACCGGCGTGGCCCTGGCCCGCGTCACCGGGACGCCCGGAGCCGGCCAATACAGCGTCGCGGCCGGCGTCTACACCTTCAGCCTCGCCGACGTCGGCCAGGATCTGACCTTCGCCTACGCCACGGCCGCCATCCCGCTCGACCTGGTCGACGTCGCCCTGCGCCTGGTCGCCGGCCGGTTCCGCGCCCGCGGCCGCGATCCGGCCCTCATCCAGCGCGACACGCCCTCCGTCGGCACCGAGCGCTTCTGGTTCGGCGGCGCGCCAGGCCAGAAGGGGGCGTTCACGCCCGACATCCAGGCCGTCCTCGACACCTACCGCGTCCCCGTGGCGGCCACCTGATGGATCATATCCACGCCGAGATCACCGGCGCCCGCAACGTCGAGATCCTGTTCGAGCGGTTCCCGGACGACCTCCATGGCGCGCTCTACTCGGAAATCCACGCCCTCGCCGAGGAATTGCTGGCCCGCGTCGAAGCCGCGACGCCGAGCCGGACCGGCCGGCTGCGGTCGCAGGAGCGCGCTCGCATGTTCGACGACAAGAACCGGATAGCCGGCGTCGTCGACATCGCCGGCGAGAAGGGCTCGCGGGATTTCGGCAAGGCCTCGGCCCTGGAATACGGCGCCCATCGCCCGACCAAGGTCAAGGCCCACAAGATGCGCCTCGACCACGCCTGGGGCGCGGCGCTCAACGCCCCGATGACCGTGCTGGTCGACGCCTACACCCGCACGCCGGACATCGCCGAGCACGCTTTCGAGCGCGGGCCGCTCGCGGCGATGCAGGGCGAAATCTTCACCCGGCTCGGGGCCGTGGTCGACAAGGCCGCCGCCAAGGCCGGCGCATGAACGCCGATTTCGAGCCGGTCATGGCCGCCCTGCTCGCCAGGTTCCAGGCCGCGACGGTCCTCGCCTTCACGGCCGACGCCACGGCGACCTCGCCGGTGCTCGCCAACGTCTCCAGCTTCACCGGCCTCTTCGTCGGCCTGCCGGTCACCGGGCCGGGCGCGGCGCGGGGTGCGACGATCGCCGCCCTCGACCCGGGCGCGCGGACCGTCACCCTCACGGATCCGGCCGAGACGAGCGGGACGGCCCAGGCCTTCACGGCCGGGTTCCTGTCGTGGAGCCGCCGCCTCCAGCACTGGGGGCAGGGCGTGCCCGCCCCGGCCGGTTTCCTGCGCCGTATCGGCTTCGAGGTCGCCTACGACGAGCTGCTGCCCGTCACGACGGTCGAAGCCGAGGTGTGGATTTACTGCGACGCCGGAGAGGACCCTGATCTCGCCCCCGACGTCGGCCTCGCCGCCCTGGAGCAGCTCGTCGCCGGCGCCGCCTTGGCCCCCGACACCGACTACGGCGATCCGCGCTGCACCCTCGCCGGAACCGTCTACTGGGCCCGCATCGAAGGGCGCGCCGATTCATGGCCGGGCGACCAGGCCGGCCGGGCCGTCTCGCGCATCCCCTTGCGCATCACGCTTCCCTGACACGGAGAAATCCTCATGGCCGCCAACCCCTCCGCCGCCGACACCGTCACCGCCTGGTTTCAGGAGCGCATCGCCACCGGCGAGATCGCCCGCAACACCCCGGCCTACAACCAGGTCTTCGAGGCCCTGCCGGACCTGATCGACCGTCTGTCGCCGACGGCGAAGATCGTCGCCAAGTCGCCCCCGCCAGCCGAAAGCGCTGAGAGCGAGGGCTGATCAACGCGGCGGCCACGCCGGCGCTCATCCAGCGAACAACGCGTCATGGCCGGGCCTGTCCCGGCCACCCATGATCACCGTAACCGTCAGCGCGCATAGGTCCCCGGGACAAGCCCGGGGATGACGCGTTGATCAACCCGAAAGGACAACGCACATGACCACCGTTCTCGACGGCAAGCCGACCTTCGGCGCCGGCCGCGTCTTCGCCACCGCCAACGTCTCCAACCCGACCCCGGCCCGCGCTCTCGTGCCGCAAGGCCAGTCGGTCGATTTCAAACGCAAGGTCGAGTCCCTGTTCGGCGAAGGCCAGCTTCCCGTCGAAGTGGGGGCCGGCGAGATGGAGGTCACCGGCAAGGTCGAATACGCCAAGACCCAGGCCCGCTTCATGACCGACATCGTGTTCGGCGACGCCGGCACGGTGGGCCAATACCTCGAGGCCGACGGCGAGGCCGGCGTCGTCCCGACCGCCTCGACCTTCACGGTCACCGTCGCCAACCACGGCTCGATCGTCAGCGACCTGGGCGTCGTCAATGCCGACACTGGGGCGATCTACAGCCGCGCCGTCTCGCCGGCGGCCGGCGTCTCCTATTCCGGGCCCACCGCCGGCGTCTATACCTTTCACAGCTCCGACGCCGGGGCCAACGTCAAGCTCTCCTACCTCTACTCGAACTCGACGGCGGGCGAGAGCATGGCGATGAAGAACCAGCTTCAAGGCGCGACCGGCGCCTTCACCGCCGTCCACGTGCTGCCGTGGGGCGCCGAGCAGGACATCTTCGTCTTCAACAAGTGCATCTCCCAGGGCGCGGCCCTGGCGGTGAAGAAGTCCGGCTTCGGGACCTACACCCTGGAATACATGGCCGCCACCGACGGCACCGACAGCCTGGGGACGGCCACCTTCGCTGAGGCGGCGTAAGCCGCGAGATCAACGCGGCGGCAGCGCCGGCGCTCATCCAGCGACCAACGCGTCATGGCCGGGCTTGTCCCGGCCACCCATGATCACGATGACCAGCGGCGCGTATGGGTCCCCGGCACGAGGCCGGGGATGACGCGTTGATCAACCCGCTGCCGCCAGCGCACCCGCCGCGTTGTTCGCTGGAGAAGCGCCGATGACCGACGGCGAGCGCCGGGCGCTGGGATTGACCCGGCGCCTGGCTTTCGAGAACATCGCCCGGGGCCTGCCCATGGAGCGGGTCCAGGCCGACCTCAAGCTCTCGCAGCTCGAGGTCGAGCAGGCGGTGGCGTTCGTGGCCAGGAAGCTCACCCAGCACCTGGTGCTGCGCCGCCAGCCGCCGATCGCCTGCGACTGCATCTCGGCCATCCTGCGCAACCGCAAGCGGCTGCTGATCCTCCTGGCGAGGCTCGGCGACCTCGACCTCTCCACCGACCTCATCCTCGGCAAGATCACCATCCAGCGCCTCGACCATCCCGAGATGCTCCAGGGCGTGAGCCGCCGCATGGGCGAGGCCCGCTACCCGCCGCCGCCAAGCTGAAGAACAAAGCCCCCGACAGGGCGAGGAAACCGACATGACCGAACCGGCCCCCTTCGATCCGGCCACCACCACTACGATCACCCTGGCCGGCAAGGACTGGCCGATCCCCGAGCTCGCCTGGAGGGATCTGCGCAAGTGCCGCCGCGAGCTGTTGGAGATGAACGGCCGGATCAACGCCGCCGTCGCCGCCAGCGAGGCCGAGGCGCCCGAGGGCGAGAGCGAAGACGGCCGCCGCGGCCGCCACTTCGTCGCCATGGGCGCGCTCTTCGCCGATCTGACCAACGAGGATTTCGACCGCCTGGTCATGGGCCCGATCTTGGCCGCCCTCCAGGCCGCCCATCCGGACCTGAAGCGCGAGGAGTTCGAGGCGTGGCCCTCGGCCGAGGCGGAGCGCCAGATGGCCTGGCTCACCGTGCGCCGCCAGAGCGGCCTCTTCCTCTTCGGCGGCGAGGCGGGGGCGGGCGACGAGCCGGGGGAGGGCGAGGGGGCGCCGTAGCCCCCGATCCGGACTGGGAAGGCGTCGTCTTCCGCGCCTGCCGCCACTACGGCCACACCCGCGAATATTGGTGGAGCACCCTCACCTGGCCGCTCTACGCCGATATGGAGCGTGATCTCACTGAGCGGCCGCCGGCCGATCACTTCCTGGCCCTCTACTTCATGCGCCAGGGCTGGTGGGCCCCGCCGTCCGAGCGAACGCCGTTCGAGGGCACCGGCGACGCCGAAACTGACGAAGCCGCCGAGTGGGTCAGCCCCTATCCGGACGTGACGGAGTAACGCCGCCATGGCCAACAACATCGCCGTCAAGATCACCGCCGACGTCGCCGACCTGACGGCCAAGCGGGCGATCCTGTCGTCGGAGCTGAAGGCGGCGACGAGCGACCTCAACTCCTTCGCCAAGGCGGCCAACGAGAACAGCGCCGGCAAGGCGGTCTCCGCCGATATGTTGAAGGCCGCCGACTCGGTGGCCAAGACCCGCGCCCAGATCAAGCTGCTCGACGGCGAGATGAAGGGGCTGGGCTCGCACGGCGGCGGCCAGAACGCGCTCTTCAACATTCTCGACCGCTCGCGCCTGGGCGTGATCCAGGAGGCCGGGGCCAAGATCCCGATCTTCGGCTCGGCCGTCGCCGCCCTGGGGCCGGCCGGCATCGCCGCCGCCGCGGGCCTCGCCGCCATGGCGTTCGCCGCCGAGAAGGCCACGAAGGCCGCCGAGTGGGCCGAGGAGCTGAAGCGGGCCTCCACGACGCTGGGCCTCACCACCACCCAGCTCCAGGAGTTCGACTTCGCCCTCAACGCCATGGGGATCGATGTCGCCAAGGGCCGCGAGGCCCTGTCGGGCCTGGAGAAGACCATCGGCCTGGTCGAGAGCGGCCTCGCCCGCTCGATGTCGGTCAAGGCCTTCACCGACGGCCTGAAGATCAGCCCGGAGGATCTGCGCGGCTGGGGCACGCTCGAGGAGCAGCTGCCGCACATCCTCGACGCGATGGCCAAGCTCGACCCCGAGGAGCGGGCGGCCCTCTCGCAGCGCCTGAAGATCGATCCCGAGGTGATGACCTCGATGATCGAGGCGCGCGGCCGCATGAGCGACCTCATCGACGAGGCGCACCGCTTTGGGGTCATCATCTCCGCCGACGTCATCGCCAAGTCTTCCGAGTCGGCCGGCAAGATGCGCGAGTGGAAGGCCGTCATCGACGGCGAGCTGCGCGTCGCCTTCATCCAGCTGGCCCCGGCCATCGTCGGCATGGCCCAGGCCGTGGCCGAGGGGGCCAAGGGCTTCGCCGACTTCCTGAAGGGCGTCGAGCACGTCCTGGGCCCGATCGGCCAGTTCTTCACCGCCGCCAACGACGCCGCCCGCGGCGTCACCGGCCTCAAGGTCAGCATCGGCGAGATGCTCTCGGCGATGATCCCGGGTCTTGGGCCGATGCGGGAATTCGTCGGCCTGATGCAGCAGATCGGCGCGGCGGACACGGCCTCGGCCGACCGGCTCAACGCCATCCGCGAGGGCATCAACGCCATGACGGCGCCCGCCGCCAAGCCGCAGGATCTGGCCGCTCCGAAGGTCGCCAAGCACAAGAAGGGCGGCGGCGGGGCCTCGATCATGTCCGAATGGGAGGAGCAGCTCCACGCCCAGGAGATCGCCTCCAACGACTTCTTCGCCGACAACACCGCCCGCGAACTGGCGTTCTGGCAGGGCAAGCTCGCCCTCACCAAGGCCGGGTCCAAGGAGTGGCTGGACGTCCAGTCGAAGATCTACGAGGCCCAGAAGAAGCTCGCCCACGACGCCTATGACGAGCACCTGGCCGTCCTCGCCGTCCAGCTGGCCGCCGACAAGGACAACTGGGCCAAGGAACAGGCCGACTGGAACGCCAAGCTCGCCTTCATCAAGGACCACTACGGGGCCGAGTCCAAGGAGTATCTGAGCGCCTACCGCGAGTTCGAGGCCGCCCAGCGCGAGCACCAGCACGTCATGGCCCAGATCGCCAAGGACGCCGACAAGGAGCGCCTCGACGAGCTGAAGGGGTCCCTGGCCACCCAGCGGACGATCCGCCAGGAAGACGCGCGGACCGCCGAGTCCCTGATCAACGAGCGTGGCAAGGCCGGAGGGGCGTTCGGCGACATCCGCGCCGCCCTCCAGGTCGCTGCGCTCCACAAGCAACTCGCCCAGCAGGAGGTGGCCGACCTCAACGCCACCTACGCCGCCGAGAACACCCTGCGCGAGGCCGACGTGGCCAACACCGCCCGCGCCTTCGGCGAGCAGAGCGCCCAATACGCGGCGGCGATGAACGCCAAGAAGGCCGCCGACGCGGCCTTCTACAACCAGCACGCGGTCCTGGAAAACCAGATGGTCAACCAGGAGATCGCAGACCAGCAGAAGATCAGGAGCGCCTGGCACAGCGTCGTCGATCCCATGGTCTCGACGACCGGAACGCAGATCAAGGGCCTGATCGAGGGCACCGAGACCTGGGGCCAGGCGCTGCGCAACATCGGCGAGGAGGCGCTGAACCTCGTTATCGAAGCCATCGAGCGGATGATCGAGCAGTGGATCGTCAACATGATCGTGGGCAAGGCGGCCCAGAGTTCGACCGCCGTCGCCCAGGTGGCCAGCTACGCCGGCGTCGCCGGGGCGGCGGGCGTGGCGTCCATGGCCGGGGCCCCGTTCCCCCTCGACCTCGGCGCGCCGGCCTTCGGGGCGTCGATGAGCGCCGCGGCGCTGGGTTTCGCCGGCCTCGCCAGTCTCGCCGTCGGGACCAATGTCGTCCCGACCGACATGCTCGCCCAGATCCACGCCGGCGAGCGGATCATCCCGGCCGCCGACAACGCCGCCCTCATTGCCGCCGTCGCCGGCGGCGCGGGCGCGAATGGCGTTCGCGGCGGGGATTTCCACGGGAACTTCGGGGTCACCGTCAACGCCGGCCACGGTGGGCTCGACGGCCGCCAGATCGTCCGCGCCCTGGAATCGAGCCAGGGCCACTTCGCCAAGCTGCTCAAGGGCATGCACCGCGGCGGCCACTTCAACTTCGCGAGGGGCTAAAGATGCTCCTGCGCGTCGACGGCTTCGACTACATCCCGCTCGCCTCGGCGCAGAACGCCCTGACGGCCAGCCATCTCACCGGCGGCGGCTGGCGCTTCCAGCCGGGCGCGTTGCAGGACTACTACCGCCCGGCGATCATCGCCGGCGTCTTCGGCTGGGGCCATGCCCTCTTCGTCGACGCGGTCTTCGGCGCCGGCCCGACCTACACCAATCCCAACATGGTGCTCCCGCTCGGCGTCTCGGCCACCGCCAGCGGCGTCGTCGGGGCGCGGATGTTCCGGGGATCGGGCACGATCGCCAGCCCGTGTCTTCGCCTCTACGACGCCGTCACCAACGCCCCGCAGCTCACCGTCTCCCTCGACGCCATGGGGATCATCCGCCTGTGGCGCGGCGACATCGGCGGGACGCTCCTGGCGGCCAGCGACGCCGGGGCCTTCGACGACGATCGGTGGATGACCGTCGAACTCAAGGCCACGATCAACACCTCGACCGGCGAGGCCGAGGTGCGCGTCAACACCGGCTCGGTCATCCATGTCGTCTCGACGAACACCCAGGCCACCGGCGTCGCCGGCTTCGACGCCGTCAGCGTCGGCTGCCAGATCGTCGGCAACGCCCAGGCCGCCTTCGCCTTGGACGACCTCTACGTCTGCGACCTCACCGGCAGCGTGAACAACGACTTCCTGGGCGCGGTCCAGGTCCGCACCCAGTTCATGGCCGGGGCCGGGGCGACGACGGATTTCACGCCCAACGGGGCCGGGACCAACTGGCAGGCGGCCTCCAACTTCGGCCTCGACGATACGACCTACGTCTCTGACGGCGTGGTCGGGGACCTGGACACCTACACCGTCCAGGCCGTCGTCAACGCCTCGATCGTCCACGGCGTGCAGGTGCGCGGGGCGATGCGCCAGGACGACGCGACCCAGATCACCGCCCGCCAGGTGCTCAAGGCCGGCTCGACCCAGGTCACCGGCGCCGATCACCTGACCAACGAAAGCTACCAGTACTACTTCGACATCTGGGAGCTCGATCCGGACACCGGCCTCGGCTGGACCGGGACCGAGGTCAACGCCATCCAGGTCGGGCCCAAGGTCGAAGCGATCGCCTGACATGGCGATCCTGCGTGTCGACCTCGTCGTCAGCGAGCCGCTGAGCGAGGGCTCTCCGAAGCTCCGCGTCCCCCTCGTCGTCTCCGAGCCGCTCAGCGAGGGCGCGCCGAAGCTGCGCGAGGCCCTGCTGGCCGTCGAGCCGCTGAGCGAGGGCCGGCCGAAACTGCGCGAGGCGCTCCTCTGCGTCGAGACCCTGACCCCCGATCCCGAGGAGCCGTTCATGGCCACACTGGTCTTCCCGACGGCTGGCCTTCGCGGCCTCACCTGGGAGCGCCAGAAGTCGCCGCAGTTCAACGACGCCCTGCGCAAGACGGCGTCCGGCCGCAAGTCGGTGACGGCCTACATGCAGTTCCCGTGGTGGAACTTCGAGCTGAACTACTCGGTGCTCGACGACATCGACCCGGGCTCCAGCGGCTACACTGCCCTGCGCACCGTCCAAGGCTTCTTCCTGCAATGCCAGGCGCGGGCCAAGACCTTCCTCTACCAGGACCCGGACGACTTCCACGCCCTGGCCGAGGCCCAGGCGATCGCCGACGGGACCACCCTACAGTTCCCGTTCGTGCGCGACTTCGGCGGCTTCGTCGAGCCGATCGGCCAGGTCGACCTCTCGCAGCTGGCGAGCTTCCCGGCCTCGGCGGTGAACACCGGCACGAGCGCCATCCACGTCGTCGGCCATGGCCTGACGACCGGCCAAGGCCCGCTGTGGATCGCCAACACCGGCGGGGCGCTCCCCACCGGCCTCGTCGCCGACACCGCCTACTGGGCGATCGCCGTCGACGCCGACCACTTCCAGCTGGCGTCCTCCCTCGCCAACGCCCTGGCGGCGACGCCGATCAGCCTCACCGGCGCTGGCTCGGGAACCGACAGCCTCACCAAGGGCGTCGCGGTCTACGACAACGGGACGCTCCAGGGCCCGACCGCCTGGTCGCTCAGCCTGCCCAACCAGATCGTCTTCGCCTCGGCCCCCACGGCCGGCCACGCCATCACCGCCGATTTCGACTTCTGGTTCGTCTGCCGCTTCACCGAGGAAACCTACGAGTTCGACCAGTTCATGTCGAAACTCTGGGACCTCAAGAAGCTCACCTTCCAGAGCGAGATCCAGTAGGTGCGGCCGGTCACCCTGGCGCCGGGCTTCCTGCGCGCCGATCTCGACGCCCTCTTGGCCGCGCGGCCGTTCCAGACGCCGATCGCCGAGGCCATCACCATCCGCCTGAAGAGCCAGCAATGGGCCGGGATCGATCTCTTCTACACCTCGGCCCAGCAGGACTTCACCGCCCCGGCCTGCGACGGCACGGGGACCACGACCTACATCGCCGGCGATGTCGGCGTCGACGGCCTGAAACTGAAACTCTCCTCCGGTCAGTCCGGGGGCGGCAACGATCCGACCACCTCGATCGCCGTCGACGAGCAGACGCTGACCCTGACCCCGAACCTCGGCCCCACGCCGTCGCTGATCGACGGCGTGCCGCTGCTGGCCGCCATCCGCAGCCGGGCCCTTACCGGGGCGATCATCCAGCGCGACCGCTGGTTCTTCGACGCCGACTACAACCCGGTCGGCGGGGCCAAGATGTTCTACGGCTACGCCTCGAGCATCGACAAGCTCTCGCGCACCCAGGCGTCTCTGAAGGTCAAGGCGGCCACGGTGCTGCTCAACATCCAGATGCCGCGCAACCTCTATCAGCCGAACTGCGTCTACACCGTCTACTCCGGCGACAGCACCCACGGCTGCGGGGCGGTGAAGTCGAGCTTCGTGCAGCACGGCGTGGTCGGCTCCTCGCCGTCGCGGTCGGTGATCCCCTGGTCCGGCGGGGTGCCGGGCTCCATCCCCTTCGCCAACGGCGAGGTCTTCTTCGAGACCGGCCCGGCGATCAACCAGACGCGCACCATCCGCGCCTACGACGGGACCAACCTCTACCTCCAGTATCCCCTCACCGTGCCACCCCTCGCCGGCGACCAATTCGCCGCCTATCCCGGCTGCAACCGCGCCGATCCGCTCGCCGCCGGCTCGACGAGCGACTGCATCTTCTTCTCCCGCCAGGGCGCCTACCGCGCCGCCCCCCGCACCCCGCAGAACGAGCTCGGGGTATGACCGCCTCCCGCTACGACTACCACGCCTCGACGCTCATAGACCCCTCTCCCATAGGGAGAGGTCGAGACGGCGAAGCCGTCCGGGTGAGGGGTTACGCCGCCGATCCCGTAACCCCTCTCCTTCCCATCCGCCTTCGCCCTTACGGGCTCACCCGGACGGGCCCCTTCCTCTCCCTATGGGAGAGGGTTTCTTGAGCGACGTCCGCGAGGCCGTGGTGGCCGAGGCGCGGAGCTGGGTCGGGACGCCCTATCGCCACATGGGCGGGGGCGAGCAGATCGCCGGGCGCAGGCTCAAGGGCGTCGCCGTCGACTGCGCCCAGATCCTGGTCGAGGTCTACGCCGCCGCCGGCGTCATCGCGTGGTTCTCCACCGGCCGCTACCCGCACGACTGGATGATGCACCAGGGCGAGGAGCGCTACGTCGGGTTCATCGAGCGCTTCGCCGACGAGTTCGACCCGGCCGGCCAGGATCCGGAGCCCGGCGACGTCGTCGTCTGGCGGTTCGGCCGCACCTACAGCCACAGCGGCATCGTCACCGCCTGGCCGCGCGTCGTCCACGCCTACGCGCCCTACGCCATGGTCGACGAGAGCGACACGAGCCGGCCCTCGCAGCTCACCCTGCTCAATGACGGATCTCCCCGCCCGATGCGCGCCTTCCGCTTGAAGGGGCTCTGAGATGGGCGCCCACGCCCAGCCGCAGCAGGTGCCGGACTACACGGGCCTGAACCTCCAGACCTCGTCGATGAGCCTGCCGGTGCCCCTGGCGTGGGGCAAGTCGCGCGGCTCGCCGAACCTCATCTACTACACCGACTTCACCGTCCATAAGCACAGCCAGAAGGGCGGCAAGGGCGGCAAGGTCAACGTCTACGACTACACCGCGACCATCATCCTCGCCATCTGCGAGGGGCCGATCACCTCCATCACCCAGACCTGGGTCAACAACGGCGTCATCGCCGGCTTCAGCGCCAAGGGCTTCGTCCTCTTCACCGGCACGATCCCCCAGGCGCCGTGGTCCTACCTGACCACGAACCACCCCAACGACGCCTTCGGCTACCAGGGGATCGCCTACGTCGCCGCCGCCAACTACGACCTCGGCGAGAGCGAGACGATCCCGCAGCAGTCCTTCGAGGTCGAGGCTCCGCTCTACAACACCGGCTACACCGGCGGCGGCGACGCCGACTGCGCCCTGGTGGCCCAGGACTTCCTGACCAATCCGGAATACGGCGCCCTCTTCCCGGCCGAGTGGATCGACACCGACAGCCTCCTCTCCTCGGGCGCGGCGACCGGGGCGGGCGATTCCGCCTACCAGACCTATTGCCGCGCCATGGGCTGGGGGATTTCCCCGTTCATGCAGAACCAGGAGATCGCCCTCGATGTGCTGGCCCGCTGGTGCCAGCTGACCAACACCGCCCCGGTGTGGACGGGCTTCAGCCTCAAGTGGGTTCCGTTCGGCGACGCCACCGTCACGGCCAACGGCGTCACCTACCTGCCGCCGACGGCCAGCGTCTTCAGCTTCGGCGACGCCGAGGTGATCCAGGCCGGCGACGCCGATCCCGACGAGTGCGCCATCGCCGACTGGTTCGACGCCTCCAACGCCGTGGCCCTGGAATGCCGCGACCGGGCCAATTCCTACAACACCGTCCCCATCGACTGGATCGGCCAGTCCGAGAACGAACTGATCGGCCGCCGCTACGCTTCCACGGTCCAGGCCCATGAGATCTGCGAGACGGCCATGGGCTTCCAGGTCGTCAGCCTGATCGGCCAGCGGATGACCAACATCCTGGAGACCCACCAGGTGAAGGCCGGCCCCGAATGGTCCCTGCTCGAGCCCATGGACTGCGGCGAGTTCACCGAGGCCGCGCTTGGTCTCGCCGCCGCGCCGACCCGCATCCGCATCATGGAGGAGCAGGACGACGGCTCCTTCGCCTTCACCCTCGAGGAGTTCCCGGGGACGACCGGCTCGCCCAGCGGGGCGACCACCCAGGGCGGCATCCGGGCCTACAACAACGCCCTCGTCGACCCGGGCCCGGTGAACGATCCGATCATCTTCGAGCCCAACAGCGCCGCCGCCGCCTGGCTCAACAAGGGCTCGACGACGCCGCTCCTGGTCATCCTGGCCAGCGGCGGCGCGGCCGGCGTCAACAACCCGGGCTGGGGCGGCTACATCGTCAACGCCTCCACGGACGGGGGCACGACCTACGGGCCGATCGGCACCATGGAGGCGCCCGCCAACCAGGGCGTCCTCACCGCGTCGCTGGCCAGCTACGGCGGGACGAACCCGGACACCGGCCACACCCTGGCCGTCGACCTCACCGAATCGGCCGGCGTCCTCGTCAGCGCCTCCACGGCCACCGACGCCGCCGCCGGCGTCACCCTCGGCATCGTCCAGGACGGGGTGTGCTCGACGTCGTACGAGCTGATCGGTCCCGAGACGGCGACGGTGACGGCCGGCCACGCCTACGCCCTCACCAACCTCTATCGCGGCCTCTTCGGCACCACGGCCGGGAGCCACTCCAGCGGGGCGCTCTACGGCCGCCTCGACGCCGCGGCCTTCATCTTCCCCTTGCCGCCGGCCTATGTCGGGGTGGCGCTGAAGATCAAGCTCCAGTCGATGAACGTCTTCGGCAACGCCCTCGAGGACCTCTCGACCTGCACGGTCTACACCTACACCCCCGCCGGGATCGGCTACGGCGGCGGCTCGGGCGGGGTTCCCACGACGCCGGCCGCGCCGACGACCTCGACGATCAATCCCGAGGCCGTCGGGCTCTCCTGGTCGGCCAACCCCGCCACGGACAACGTCTCCGCCTATGAAGTCTGGCGCGCGGCCGGGTCGGGCGCGTCGTTCGGCTCGGCGAGCCTCGTCCAGACGGTCACCGGCCTCGGCTGGACCGACAACGGCCTCACCGCCGGCGCGGCCTACACCTATTTCCTGAAGGCCCGGAACCTGGTGGGAGCGTCCTCGCCCTCGGCCGGGGCCAACGCCACGGCCGGCTCCGCCAGCGGCGGGGGCGGCGGGATCGTCTCGGCCGTCAAGAGCGCCAGCTTCACGACCGACAGCGCCCACAACACCTATTACCTCGACACGGTCGGCGGGGCCTACACGGTCACCCTCAACGCCACGCCGGCGGCCGACGAGGTCGTCGAGGTGTGGGACTCCACCGGCCACGCCGGGGCCAACCCGATCAGCTTCGACGGCAACGGCAACACGATCGCCGGCTCGGCGACCCTCGCCAGCTTCATCGAGATCAACTTCGGCCACGCGCGCCTCATCTGGGACGGGACACAATGGCTGCTGCAATGAGGCGTCTTCTCGCCCCCCTCACCCTGTGGGGCGGCCTGGTGGCCGCTGCGATCGCCGCGCCGCCCCAGCCGGCCTACGTCACCGGCTCGCCGGTCACCGGCGCGATCGTCAAGGCCAGCGGCCCGCAGAGCGTCACGACGGGGGACCAGACGGGCGACGTGACGACGTCCGGCTCCCTGGTCACGACGATCAAGCCCAGCGTCGCCCTCACCGGCGTCCCCACGGCCCCCAACCCGGCCAGCAATCTCGACAACACCACCGAGATCGCCACCACCGAGTGGGTGCAGAGCCAGCTTTTCACCGGGACGACCTTCTCCGCCGTCGGCCCTGAGTTCCTCGCGCACTCGCTTAGGCTCTGGAACAGCACGGCCGGCTGGTGGGACTCGATCATCAACGGCGACGCTACGGCGAGCGCCAACCGCACCCTCACTCTCACCCTCAACAACGCCGCCCGCGCCGTCTCGCTGAGCGGCGACCTGACCGTCGCCGCCGCCGCCACGGTGAGCGGGACCAACACCGGCGACCAGACCATCACCCTCACCGGCGACGTCATCGGCAGCGGGACCGGCTCGTTCCCCACGGCCGTCAAGAGCAACCTCGCCCTTCCCGGTTCGCCGACGACCACGACGCAGAGCCCGGCCGACAATTCCACCAAGATCGCGACAACCGCCTACGCCGACGCCTCGGCCACGGCCGCCGCCCCAACGGGGGCGAATCCAACCGGTACGGCCTGCTCGTCCGCCGTCAACGGCTCCTCGGCCCACTTCCTACGCTCCGACGGCGCGCCGGCGTTGTGCGCGGTCGGCACGGCGGGGACCTACGGCGACGCCACCCACGTCCCCCAGATATCAACGGACGCCCAAGGCCGGACCTCGGCGGTGTCAAACGTGGCGATCGGCGCGTGCGCGACCTGCGTCGTTGGCCCCGGCTCGGCTACCGCCGGCGACGTGGCCCTCTACGACGGGACGAGCGGTAAGCTGATCAAGGACAGCGGCGCTGCCAACCTGCCCAACGGCGGCGACATCACCTCAGCGAATTGCCCCGACACCAACGCCATCGGCTACGCGGGCTCCCCCTCACCGGCGGATTACACGACCGACACGACCGTTCCCTGCACGATCAACGGCGAGACCATCGTTCTCAATTCGTCGAGCGCCCACACTCTCACCATCGATAAGCACGCCACCGTCGCCTACGCGGACCGGACCATCTTCGATGTGGTGAACAAGGGAACGGCAGCCTGGACCGTCACCACCACGAGCCCGGCGACGATCACCCAGGAAGGCTCTGGGGTCGCGGGCAATATCTCTATCCCCGCCGGCATCCGCTCGCGCGTCAAGTTCCAGATGATGGGAACCGACGATTGGGACGTGGTGAACCCGTCGGGGAATTGCACGCCGGTCGCCGGGAGCCCCTTCGCCGGCACGGGCGCCAGCGGCACGATTTCGGTGACGTCCATTCCGGCCGGCTTCCAATATATCCATGCGGTCATCGACGGCCGCAGCGATACGGCGGCGGGATCGACCCCGCTCCACTTGACGCTCAACAGCGACAGCGGCGGCAACTATGTGAACCAACGGGTGAACGCCAACAACGCCGCAGTATCTTCCCCTGCGACTACCCTGGCCGATGCGTTTGCCTACGTCATGGACGTCACCGCCGCGAGCTCCACCACCAGTTTCCCTGGCGACAGTGATGTCGTGATCGCCGACTATGCCGGAAGCGGCCTGTTCAAAGCGGTCATCGCGCACGGCCTTATTTTGAACGGCGCCGTCGGAACCACGACGGTGTTTCTCCAGGAAAACCGCTCGTTTTGGAAGAACACCGCCGCGATCACGCGGATGGACTTCACCCTTAACGCGGGCAATTGGACCACGACCTCCAAGATCGTGGTCGAGACGTGCCAATGATGCGCGCCGGCCTTCTCGCCGGTGCCTTTCTCGTCGTTCCCCTCGTGGCTCACGCGGGCGGCGTCAATCTCCCCGGCTCCATCGGCTACGGTGCGGCGCCTGCGCCCTACGGCGGTCCGACGAAGGCGCAGCCGATCTGCGCGGCCTTGGGCGCAAGTTGCCCGTTCGGCGCAGGTCCGGCCAACGGCGATCTCCTAATCGACATGGCTACTCAGGAGGGCGGCGGGGCGAGCAATCCGGCCGTCGTCGCCGGATGGACGCTGGTCTATCACCGCACCTTCGGCGTCTCGAACATTCACGGCATGGCGCTGGCCTGCAAATGGGCCGGGGCCAGCGAGCCCGCGACGCAGACGGCGTTCGGATCCGCAAGCGCTAACACGGCTTTCGACATTCAGGGGCCGATCGGAGGGACGTGTGCCTCGCACATCGCTGCCGGGCCAAATACCTCGGCGTCCGGCAGCACGGGTGCCCTTGGTGTCTCGGTTTCCGTCAGCGGCTCTGCGCTCGTGGTGGCCACGGCAGGGTTCGTCTCCTCGACCACGGGCTCCATCACGGTGACCGCGCTCACCGGCCTCGAGGCCGACACCGTGCTCTCGCCGGGCTCCTCGCCCGGGGCCGGCGGCGCCAGCGGCGGAGAGACCGGGCGGTTGAGTAACACCGGAGCCGGCATTACGGCGACGTTTAGCTGCAGCGGCTCGTGCTCCGTCGACGGCTCGCACCTCGAGGCGGAATCGGTGACGCCGTGAACCGGCGATGCCGCTTCTCCAGCATATGTGATACAGGGCAGCATGGCAGAGAGGACCGGCAGCGCCGAGGGCAACGTCGACCACCTAGTGATGGACCGGTTCTTTCCCGGCGACCGGCCGGGCGTGATGGTCGAGGTGGGGACCGCGCACCCGGAATTCCTGTCGATCAGCGCGCTCTTTCGATCCCGGGGATGGCACGTCATCGCCACCGAGCCCAACCCGGCCTACGCGGCGGAATACGAGGCGCGGGGCATCTCGGTACTTCCATATGCGTGCTCCGACCGGGACAAGGATGACGTTGGGTTCACCGTCGTCGATTCCCACGGGGCTCCATACGGCGGCGGCAATGTCACCTTCGAGAGCTTTTCGTCGCTGGCCATCAAACCGGGCTACGCAAAGCTGAAGCGTAACCTGGACAAAAAGATCATCCGCGTGAACCAGCGGCGGCTGGACACCATCCTTGCTGAGCATTTCCCGGAAGTGAACGAAATAGACCTCGTGTGTGTCGACGTGGAGGGATGGGAACTCGAGGTTCTCACCGGTCTATCGTTCGGCAAATACCGCCCCAAAGTGCTGATCATAGAAAATCTGCTCTTCGAGAGCGTCTATCACGTGTTCATGCGCGAGCGTGGATACCGCTTATGGAAGGTGTTAGTGCCTAACGACGTCTGGGTTCGAAGCGACCTGCTGTCCTCTCGGGAAACCCGGACGGCGCTGCTCAACGAGCTGGTGAATCCCTTCAGGCGAATTTCCAACACCCCCCGGCTCTGGCGGCGCCTGTTCTTCCAATAATTTGAGCCGTCCCGGCCGAGTGGTCGGGCCCTGGCCGCTGGCCTCGCCCTCCGTCATCCCCTGACGCGAACGCCGTTCGCTCCACTTCCCCCCGATCGGAGGGCCGATGAAGCTCGTCGACTGGCCGGTCGCGGTGGGGGCGCTGGGGGCGCTCGGCACCTTCATGGGCGGGGTGTGGGCGGCGCGCGCCGGGCTCGCGCGCGCCTGGCGGGCCCTGTGCGGCCTCTCGCCCTTTTATCGCAACGAGCAGCGCTCCAAACGGATCGAGGCGCAGGTCGCCGAGATGCTGCGCCAGCTGCGGCCCGACGGCGGCGAAAGCCTGATCGACAAGGTCGACAAGCTGACGCTCGGCCAGGCCGCCCAGGGCTCCATCCAGGCCCGGATGGCGCGCACCCACTGGCGCGTCGTGGGCCTGGTGGAGGTGCTGCTGGAGCGGGCCAGCATCCTGGCCTGGGAGAGCGATGTCGACGGCAAGCAGGTGTGGGCCAACAGCGGCCTGGCCGCGCTCACCGGCTACACTACCGCCGAGCTGGCCGGCTGGGGCTGGCTGGTCGTCATCCATCACCGCGACCGCACCTGGGTGCTCGAGGCGTGGAAGGAAGCCCTCGAGCACGGCCACCGCTTCAAGGTGACCTGCCGGTGCCAGACCAAGGGCGGCCTGATCCACGAGGCCGTGACCCTGATGGCCACCCCGGTCGGCGATGACGACACGGTGCTGATGTGGATCGGCACCGCCAGCGTCGACCCCGCCGCCGCCCCGGCCACCGCCGTAGCGCCGCCTCCGCCCCAGCCGCAACGCCGCCGCCCGCACCGCGCCAAGCCGAAAGCCAAACCCAAAGGGACACCCGCATGACCGACGCCGATCTCTTCGCCCTGACCGTGTGGACCGAGGCCCGCGGGGAGCCCTTCGAGGGCAAGGCCGCCGTGGCCCGGGTGATCTACAACCGCATGGCCGCGCTCTACTTCAGCGACGGCACGGTGGCCGGGACGGTGCTCCGCTACGACCAGTTCAGCGCCTTCTGGTTCAAGATGGAGGGCGGGCAATACGTCCGCGTCTCCCACGCCCTCGCCGAGGCGCAGGCCCAGGCCGAGGCCCTCCTGCCGCTGGCCAAGGCCTCGGCGGCGTGGCCGGACTGCGAGCGGGCCGTCCGCGCCGGCCGGCTGGGCTCGCCCTTCGCCTGGGGGCCCGAGGGACGCCTGCTGGCGGCCGAACCGCGCGCGCTGCTCTACTGCAACACGGAGGTCAGCCGGCCGGCCTGGGCGACGCCCGGGGCCCGCGTGGCGACCATCTGGAACCACACCTTCTATCGCGCCTGACCGTGCTCAGGCTCCTCGGCGAGATCGCCGTCTACGCCCTTGCGGCCTTGGGCGTCGGCATGGCGGTGGCCGTGGCCTTCGCGATCTACGTCTACCGCAAATGGGCGCTGGGCGAATGAGCGCCCTGACCTTCGCCGACTTCATCGCCATTGCGGCCTGGGCCGGCTTTTGCGTCGCCGTGAGCCTGGCGGCCGCCTACGCCGCGTCCCGCCTCTGGCCGCAGACCTTCAGACCCGACGGAGACGACGAATGAACACCCCCACCGCTCAGACGGTCCTCTCCGGCGCGGCCATGGTCATCCTGGGCCTGCTCGCCGGCGCGATGATGTTCGTGCCGATCCCGGCCGTGAACGCCGGGCCCCTCAACTTCATTCTCGGCGCCTTGGCCGGCGCGGTCACCGTGACCGGCGCCGCCAAGCTCGCCGTCACCAACTCGACCGGCCCGATCGCGGCTGTGCAGCCGGACGCCCCCCAAAACCCCCAGCCGCCCACAAAGGAGTAACCGACATGTCCTGGCTTACCGTCTTCCTTCGCAAGGCCAATCTCGGCGGCGTTCTCGACGCCATCGAGGCGGCCGAGAAGGATCCCAACCCGACGACTATCGCCACCGCCGTCGGCGCGGCCACGGCCGCCATCCCCGCGGCGCCCGATCTGGCGATCACCGCCGTCGGCTCCATGGTCGGCGACCTGCTCGTCGAGGCGGCCACCAAGGTCAACCCGGAGGCGGGGCAGATCGCTAGCGCCTACGTGCCCGGCCTGCTCCAGCGCCTGGAGACCGTCCTCGAGGCCGAGCTGGCCAACATCAGCGGCGGCCTGATCAAGGCCCCCACGCCCGAAGGCGGCTGACGCCATGAAGTGGGTCGCCAGCATCCTGGGGAGCGTCGTCGCCCTGGCGGTGCTCGGCGGCCTGCTGTGGTTCGTCCTTAACCAGGTCGGGGCCAAGAAGGCCCTGGCGAGGGCCCAGATCCAGGCCGGGACGGCGAGCGTCGCGGCCGGCCAGGCCCAGGCCGAGACGGCCGCGCAGCGGATCATCGTCGCCGGCGAGGCCCACGACCATCTCGACATCCAGGTGCATCAATCCAATGCCCAAGCCATCGCTTCCGCGCCGGGCGCGGACCGGCCTCTCGATCCTGGCCTTGTCGGCGCCGTTAATCGCGGGCTGTGCCGTTACCAGGCTTTCGCCGCCGATCCTGGCTGCGCTGGACTGCTCGAAACTCATCCCGCCGAGCTTCCGGACGCCGGTGCCGGGCGCGGGCCTCCTGGCCCCGACTGAGACGGCCGGGGCCCTGGCCACCCGGTATGACGCCGCGATCGGCGCCCTCGACCGGGCCAACGGCCGGGTCGGCGACCTGATCGACCTGGCCGCGACCTGCCAGACGCGCCAGGCCGCCGTGGCCGCCGCCCTCGATCCGCCGCCGTGGTGGAAGCGCCTCGGCCGCCGCAAGCGCGCGCCCTGACTTCAGCCGGGGGGCTCAAAGGAGGACCGCCATGTCCGCTCTTGCCGGACTTCTCATCCTCGCCGTGATCATCCTGATCATCGTCGCGGCCGCGATCTACATCGTGTGCATGCTCTCGCCGGCTCCTATTCCGCCCCCCTTCGCCAATCTGATCTGCGCCCTCATCGCGCTGATCGGCTTGATCGTCTGGGCGGCCTATGCGCTACCGGCGTTCAACGCGGGCTTCCACGCCCGCTGCTGAGCCTCCCTCCCAGGGAGTGGCTGCAGAGCCATCCCCCACCTGGCCCTCGGCAGCGATGCCGGGGGCCTTTTTTCGTTTTCAGGGCTTGAGCACCGCGCCGGCGACCTTCACCCAGCAGCCGTTCCAGCCGACTTCCCAGCAGCGATCGTGGCGGCGGAAGGCGACGATCGCCGGCGAGCGCAGGCCGTTGACGCTCGGGAGGGTCCACCAGTCGTCCGCCGGCGGCAGCGGCGACGTCGGCGGACCATCCGGCTAGAAACGCCGGGCGAACATCGCGGGGTTGGCCGGGCGCGAGGGGATCAGGTTCCGAACGGATGGCTGACCGCGGACTGGACGGTCCGGGCCTGGGCGTCCTGCATCAGGCAGAAGCCGCCGGCGGCGACGACGCAGGCGAAGACCATGACGACGCCGATCGCGATGACGCCGCTGCGGTTCTCGCGGTTCGACGCCAGGCCGATCTGCAGAATCTCCACCCCCTTCACCACCAGGTAGAAGGCGAGCAGATAGGTCAGGATCTGAAGCATGCCGGCCATGGCGATTTCCCCCTCGTCAGACGCCGTGGCCTAGCACGCCGGCGCGGCCGGGGCCACCGGCGCTCAGGGATTAGCCCCGTGGCCGTCGTCGCGATTCGCCGCGTCGTCGGCGATAGCCTGCGCCGCCGCGCGCTGCCCCTCGCTGATCGCCCGGGCGTAGCCCACCGCCGCTGGCCGGTGACACAGGCTCACCGCCAGCGCCGCCAGGATCAGCGTCGCGATCGGCAGGACGAGGGAGCGGCGCGGGCGGATCATCCGGCCAGCCTCACCAGGATTTCGGGCCTATGCGAACGGATGAGGCCTGAACTGGCCTTTGCCGTCGGCGTGGGTCGCTCGTCGAGCAGGGGGGCGAGGTCGCTTTCGACGACGAGGTGATATTCGCCCTTCGCCTCGCCGGGGTGAAACCAGACGGTGCGGACGACCTCGCGCAGCAGGGCTCGCGCGGCGATGTCCTCGCGGGTGTCGCCGCGCGCCAGGGTCGTCTGGAGGGCGGCCACGGCCTGCGCGAAGCGGCGCGGGGCGTCCGGGTGCAGGGTGATGGGCGCGGGGGCGGCGAGGGCGTCCAGGCGCGCCTCCAGGGCCGCGCGTCGCGCCTCCAGGCCCGCCAGGCGCTCGGCGACGGCCCGGCCGGCGATCGCGCCCTCGGCGACCTGGTCGACGAGGCGGCCGGCGCGGCGTTCGACCTCGGCCAGTTCCTTCGCCGCCTCGGCCCGCTCGCGGCCGCCGCCGCGGGCCCGCTCGGCGGCGGCGGCGTGAAACTCGCGCACGAAGGCCTCGACGGCGGCCGGGTGCGTCAGCTCGCCGGCGACGGCGGCGAGGACCCGGGTCTCGACGCCGATGGCCAGCGCGGTGCGCCGGTTGGGGCAGGCCGCCTCGCCCCGGCTCCACTTGGTGGCGCAGACGAAGCGCCGGGCGCGCTTGCCGTGATCCTGGCGAAGGCCCGTGGCCCGCATCGGCCGGCCGCAGCCGGCGCAGCGGAGGAGGCCTTGCAGGAGATGGCGGGGCGTCCGCGCCGCCTCGGGCCGGCCGTGGGCGAGGACGTCCTGGCGGGCCTTGACGGCGGCCCAGGTCGCGGCGTCGACGAGCCGCAGGTCTTCGCGCGGCACACGGCGCATCCTGGCCGGATCGGCGATCCGGCTACGGACGGTCCCTGAGCGCCGATCCTTCGCGCCGACGGTCCGCCCCCAGACGATCTCGCCGTTATAGGCGGCGGTGTTGAGGATTCCGGTGGCCCGCGCGGGGCAGCCGCGGATGGTCTGGGCGGCCCAAAGGGTGCCGCGCGGCGAGGGGACGCCCTGCGCGTTGAGGGCGGCGGCGATCTGGCCGGGGCTCGCGCCGGCGAGGTAGTCGGCGAAGATGCGCCGCACGATCGCGGCCTCGGCCGGGACGGTCCGCCAGCGGCCCTTGACCACCGCCCCGTCGACGACGCCAGGATCGGCGGCATAGCCGTAGGGCGGCTGCCCGGGAAGGCGGCCGGCCATCAGCGCCCCCTCGATGCCCCGCCGCGTCTTGCGCCCGAGCTCCTCGAGGAAGAGGGCGTTCATCGTTCCCTTCAGGCCGATGTGGAGGAGGCCGACGTCGGCCTCGGCGACGGTGGAGATGGCCACGCCGGCGGCGACCAGGTCGTCATGGATCGCCGCCATGTCCGCCAGCGATCGCGACAGGCGATCGAGCGCCTCGGCGATCACCACGTCGAAGCCCCCCGCCGCCGCGTCGGCCAGGAGCTGCTGGAGCCCGGGCCGATTGACCGCCGCCGCCCCGCTGATCGCCGCGTCGGAGTATTCGGCCACCACGCTCGCCCCGATCCTGGCCGCGTGAGCCCGGCACACCCGCGCCTGGTCGGCGATCGAGCCCGGATTCTGCAGGTCGGAACTGAACCGCCCGTAGAGCGCGGCGCGCATCATCGGCGGTTCCTTAGAGCCAGAGGGCGGGGTCGAAGTCTTCTTCAGCCGCGACGCTGATCTTCTTAATTGCCGAGAGAATGACGGCCTTCTCAAATCGGCCGTGCATGTGCCAGCCTTCGCTTTCGGCGGTCGTAAAGGCGTCCATGATCACCTCCGCCTCTGGCTTGGAAAGTCGGACCATGCGCCCGGCTGTAAGGACCGAGACGCGGGTGGGATCGATGCGACGGCCGTCGATTAGGAACCCGATGCCGAGAATGTCGAGATCGGCCGTAGCGAGCGCCAGTTCGGTGTCCTTGTCTGCCGTCGTGTCGCTCATGATTGCGGCTCGATCACGAGGCCGGGCGACGTGGCACCCGAGGGCGAGTAGCGAGGGCCGAAGAACGGGTGGGAGCCGAGTTCGATCACGTCGACGGCCTCAGCATGGATGCGCAGCGGGGCGGGCGCGAAGGCGAACACCTCTCGGTCGCGGGGAAAGGCGGTCAGGCGTTCGATCAGTTCTCCGACGGTCATCGCCGTGCCCCGGTCCGCTCTGTGGCGGTGAAAGTCACGGTCTTGACGAGGTCGCCGGCCTCAAAGGTGAGATCGAACCTCGTGTCCCACAGAGCGATGCCAACGAGCTTCATGCCCGGCGCATATTTCCCGAAGAGCGCGCGCGCCCCGCGCGGCATGGGCAGGCCCTTGATCTCGATTGTGCCGTCGCCGATGCCGCCGGGAACGTCCTCCGGTCTCCACACTTCGTATGTGCCATCACTCATTCCCGGGTCTCCGTTCGTGCGGTCTGACGGTTCAACTCCGCCTCGAGCTTTCGCGCAAGGCCCCGCGCGAGGGCCAGGATCGCCGGCGAGGGCGCGGGGCGGTCGCGTTCGGTACTGGCGGCCCGCGCCGACATGGCTCAGGCCGCGATCTGGAGGCGAGAATAGAGCGCCCGGACGGCCGCCCTGGCGCCGGCGCGGGTGGGCGCGGTGGCCACCTCCCGGCCGAGCCCGTCGCTGACGATCCATATCCAGGGCGGCCTGGGCAGTGGAGCGTGGCCGAATGGCGGCTCGGGCGGCGTCAGGGCGGGCGTCAGGGTGAAGGCGACGTCGCGCATCACGGCGCCGGGGCTAGAGCCCGGGAGAGCGCCTCGACGAGGCCGTGGGCCATGACCTTGAGGTTGTCGCGCCGCCGCCGCTCGAAAAAATCCCGCTTCGTTTCACCGTTGGCCGGAGCCGACGGCTCGGCGTAGGCGTAGGCGTCGGCGTAGGCGTCGGCGTCGGCGTAGGCGTAGGCGTCGGCGTCGGCGTAGGCGTCGGCGTAGGCGTCGGCGTAGGCGTAGGCGTCGGCGTAGGCGTACACCTTGCCCAGCACCTCGCGCCATTCGGCTCTCGGTGCTGGGTCGCCGGCCAGATGCCGGCGGTGAAGGGCCACGAGCCTTTCCACGTCCGCCAGCCGCTCGGCCTTCGCCTCGGGCGAGAGCTTCCGCTTCGCCAGCGAGTCCGCCCAGAACCGCAGGACGCAACTCGCCTGCCAGTCGTAGACGACGCTGAAGGGAACCTGGCCCTTCAGCCGCGCGAGCTGCTCGTAGAGGCTGAGGCCCCAGGCCTTGGCGTCGTCGAACGTGAGGATGTCGAAGACGGACGGCACCAGCTTCGCCAGCCATCGGGGCATGACGTGGGCCGGGCAATCGCCCGCGCCGTTGACCTCCTTGCCGAGCACGCCCAGGGCGCAGGCGAGGTGGCGGCCCGCGCGCTCCTCGTGCCAGCCGGCCTGGATGAGCAGGTCGTTCTCCATGGCGAAGCGGAAGCGGTCGTAGGCCTCCCCCGCGTCGGCCACCATGGCCTCCGGGAGGGTCGGGATCAGAGTGTCGGTCATGGAAGGCTTTCCCTCTTTGCTAGTCGTCCAGGTCGTCGGGTTCGGTGAGAGGTTCAGTCCGCGCGCTGGCCAGGGCCGGCAACCCGACGGCTTGGCGCCAGTAGCGCCGATAGACCTCTGTCGCGCGGCGGCGGCCGTCGGCCCAGTCGTCGGGGATCGTCTGGTCGTCGGCCATCAGTCGATGCCCCTCGCCTCGGCGGCGCGCTCGGCGCAGGCGTGGACCTTGAGTTCGTAGCGGGAGCGGCAGGGGCGGCGGCAGACGGGGCAGCGCCAGATCGTCGGCTGGGTGATGCCGTCGATCTTCGGCCGCAACGGCTGCTGTCTCACGCCGCTTCCTCCGTCAGGTGGGGGGCGAGGGTTTCGCGGGCGAGTTCGATGTAGCGGCGGCCCTGGGTGAGTTCGATCGAGGTGAGCTTGCGCGAGGCGAGGGCGGCGAGGAGACCGTCGAGGTGGGCCAGGGCCTTGTCGGCGTAGGCCAGGGCGCGCGTCTCGGCCGAGAGGGCGAGGATCTGGCGGCCGAGGTCGGAGACGTGGGTCGGCTCCGGAGCCGGGGCGGGAGGGGCGTGGTCGAAGAAGACGATCGGTTGGGCCTCTTTGTCGCCCTCGATGTAGATGACCGGCTCGGCCTCCGTGACTTGGAGTGGAGCTTCGCCGTCCGCCCCCGGCGGCTTCAAGCCGAGCGCTTTCCGAGCCTCGGCCGGCGTTATGAACCCAGCATCGGCCGCCGCGATGGGCGCGGGCTCGGCCGGGGTGATCGGCGCCGAGGCGTCGTTCAGCCAGGGGGTGGCGTAGTAGGTGCCCTCCTCGATGTCGCGGGCGACGGCGGCCTGGGCTTCCTCGACGTGGCTGTAGTCGACGGTGGGGACGCCCTTGGCGTCGACCTCGAAGCCCTCGTCCCGGAACCACTTGATCCCCGACGGCGTCAGGGCCGCGACCATCTTGCCGGCGGGGCCGGGGATGACCATCAGGAGGCGCTTCTCGACGATGAGCAGCTTCGCGAGCGGGTCGTCGCGGAACGCGCCGACGTGGGCCCCGGCGCAGCCCGACGGCGTGCCGACGCCGGCGTCGTAGAGCTTGTGGCCGATCTCGATCATCAGGAGCCGGGCGTCGGTGACGAGGTCGGGGTGTTCCGGCTCGGCGGCGACGGTGGGCGGGAGCTGAATGGCGCCCGGCCGCTCGTCCTCGTCGTGCTCGGGGCGGTTCAGTTCGTCCGTCGCCCAGCGCAGCGGGCCCTCGCCGCCCTGGGCCGGGATGCGCGCCGCCTCCAGTTCGCCCAGCGCCTTCACCCGCGCCTGGTGGACGGCGATGTCGGGGTTGGCCTCGAACCCGGCGGCCTTCAGCCACGCCCCGGCCTCGGAGGAGGCGGCGAGGACCTTGGCGAACACCCCGCCGTCGTGGCCGACCCGCAGGTTGATCAGCTTCTTGTCGGCGAGGCTGGCGATCGGGCCGCCGGTGGGCGCCGTCCACAGGCGCGCGTAGCCGGGCTCGAGGCCCACGGCGTGCGGCTCCAGCATCGCGGAATGGGCGATCTCCACCAGGGCGAGGCCCTGGCGCGCGGTGAGCTGGAGGAGCGGGGTCTCGGGCTTGTGCTCCTGGAGATCGCGGAGCACCTGGTTGATCCCGGCCGAGCCGTCGCGGACGGCGGCCTTCTGCGCCGCCGAGGCCTCGCGGGCGACCTTGACGTATTGCTCGATGGAGCGCTTGCCGCGCCGCTCGCCGACCTCGCCGGCGATGGCCGCGAAGCTCATCCCGCCGGTGTGGAGGGCGAGGTAGCCCTCGGCCTCGTCCATGGGGTTGAGATCGGCGCGCTGGAGGTTCTCGACCAGGGCTTCGACCAGGGCGTCGGCCCCCTCGCCCTCGCGCACCTGGCAGAGGATCGGCCGCTCGGCCGGCCAGTCGCCGCGGGCGATGAGGATTTCGATGGCGGCCCAGCGCCGGGCGCCGGCGCGGATCACGTAGCCGCCGGCCTCGACCGGGTGCGGCGAGACAACAAGGTTCTGCAACAGGCCCCGGCGACTGATCGAGTAGGCGAGGTCGGCCAGTTCCGCGGGGTCCATGGCCGTGCGCGGATTGTCCGGCGATGGCGCGAGGTGGCCATGCGCCACGAGCGCCCAGCCCTTGGGAAGAATGTGGTCGCGGCCGTGCTCGGCCCGGCCGATGGCGGCCAGCTGCTCGACGCCCTCCGGGGTGAGGACGAGCAGCGGCATGGCGACGAAGCCCTCCTCGGCAAGCTTGGCGAGGGACTTGCGGGTGTTGGCGACGTCGCGCCCGGCCGCCTCGGCGAGCGCCGCGACGGTGGCCGGCCGGACGTGCCGATTGAGCTCGCGCAGGAGGGGAAGATTCTGCAGGGCGAGGATGCTGAGCTGGGTCAAAGGACGGGCTCCTGGGTGAAGGGTTGCAGCGCCTCGGCCATGACGCGGAAGGCGCGGACGGTCCGGGCGTGGCTGTTGAGGAACTTGTCTGGGACGCGGCGACGGCAGGCGGCGCGATAGGCGTCCAGGTCGAAGTCGGCTCGACCGTCCTTCGGCGCCTTGGGGCGGGGGAAGGCGGCGCGATCGTCCTCCAGCGCCTTGCGGGTCGCGACCTTGCGTTCGGCGCGGGCGATGGCCTTGGCGCGCTTGCGCTCGGCCCAGCGGCGGACTTGACGGCTCTCAGGCAACGGCCTGCTCCTCATCGAGGGGTTGGCGAACGGCGTTCGCGAAAGTCTCTTCGTGGCTCTTCGCCTGACGGCTCATCTCGGCGAGGCGCAGGGCGAAGCGCAGGCGCTCCAGCGGATCGCGGGCGTAGACGCCGCCCTCGCGCTGGGGCCCGAAGGCGTAGCCGAGGAAGACAGTCCCGGCGCGAACGGCGAGGCAGACCCCGCCCGGCCGCTCGTGGCCGCGCGTGGTCACCGCCCGGGTGACGGTGATCGCCGGGCGCCCAGGCAGGGCGTCTCGACGCGCGAGGATGTCGCCGGCGAGGTCGGCCGCCGTCAGGAAGCCGAGGTCCGGCGCGGTGCAACGGGTGGCGAGGATCCACGCCATGGTCAGAACCACCGCCGGCGAGGCCGCCGCGGGGGCTCGAAGAAGACGATGGGCTTGGCGACGAGCTGGCGGCCGAGATGCAGTCCGCGCCGGAAGGCCTCGCCGTTGACGAAGGGCGGCGCGGCGGCCGGTCCCGGCGTGCGGGCGGCCAGCAGGCCGAGCCGGAAGGCGGCGATGGCGCTGGCCGCGATCGGGAGGCGCGGGGTCGGGAAGGTCACGGCCCCGGCGCGCAGGGGAATGACGCGGGCGCTATTCATCGTGGAACTCCGGCGGGAAGACGTAGGGCCGCGATTTCAGGTGCTGGCAGCGGCGGCCGTGGCCGGCCCGGCGCAGGCTCGCGACGGAGCGCCACAACCAGACGCCGCCGGCGACGGCCGGCGCGATCCAGGCCAGGCGCTCGCCGGCGAGGATGATCGAATGCAGGTCGAGCGGGTTCATGACCGCTGGGCTTCGCAGAGGAGCGGGGTGTCGGGGGACCATGTCTCGCTGGGCGCCCACACCCGGCCGTTCTGGGAGATACGACCGACTTCACGGCCTTGATCATCGACGACGGTCCCGCCGCGAACGACGCGGCCGGTTCGGCGGGCCAGGTCGTCCCAGTAGGTGCAATAGGTGCGCGACGCCTCGGCCAGCGAGCCGACCCGCACCCTCTTACCTCCGAAAACCGCGATCATTTTGTGCGCCTCTCCCGTTCCTTCGCGCCGTTGGTTCGGCGCGGGGTGATTTGCACACTAAACCCCGGAAAATTGATCCGGTCAACGGACTAAACCAAAAATCAACGTGGGGGTCACCGCGCGGGACGGCTTGCGCGAGTCGGCGGGGCGTGAATTCCTGTCGGCTGGGAGGACCGGGACGATGGAGAAGGGGGCGAGACGGGTGCTGATCGTCCTGGTCGCGGGGCTCGCGGCGGCCATCGCGCTCGTCTGGCTGGCCGTGATCGGCGCGCGGCGCGGCCCGATCGCGGCCGGGCCGGTGGATGCGCCCGGCGAGGTCGCCGCCGGCGTTCCCACCAGCTGGTTCTATTCCACCGATCCCGATCCCCTCGGCCGAGGCGCGACTCGCCTGGCCTGCGTGGTCTCGGCCGAGCCGGTGAGCTTGCAGCCGCCCTACGGCGATCCCTACGTCAGGCTATGCGTGCGCCGCCGGGGCGGCCGGGCGCCCGACGCCTATCTCCAGATTGTCGGCGACGGCCAGTTCGCCTGCATCTCCGACTGTTCGGTGACCGTGCGGTTCGGTGACGGGAAGTCGCGGCGATTCGCCGGGAACGAAGCCGGCGACGGCAATACCGGGGTGCTGTTCATCGAAGGGGCCAAGGGGCTGATCGCCGGGGGCCGCAAGGCCTCGAAAGTGACGCTCGAGGCGACCTTCTACCAGGGCGGCGATCAGGCGATGGTGTTCGCGACGCCCCGCCCGCTCGTGTGGAACTAATCGCCGCGCAGGCGGATGGCGTAGACGCCGCGCAGGTCCTTCAAGGCGAAGGTGACGATCCGGTCCTCCGGAGATAGCTCGCGGGCGAAGAGGGTCGAGCCGTCCGAGCGCTCGTAGAGCTTGACGTAATACTCGCCGGCCAGGGTCTCGATGACGCAGCCGGTCCCCCGCTTGGGATAGCGGTCGCGGTCGAAGAGCACGATCTCGCCTGGATCGCCCCACGGCACCATGCTGTCGCCGGCGATCTCCAGGGCGTTGGTCGAGGGGCCGAGGATCTGGCTGATGTCGATGGTACGCAACGGCTCCCCCACATCGTAACTCTGCACGCCCTGGGGGCCGGCGCGGGCGCGGCCGTAGACGTCGATCGTAAATGGTCGCCGCTCTTCCTGAACGCCACGTGAATGAAGCCTGACGCCGCCGCCCAATAGGGCGGCGCGCATGTCGCGCAGGTCCTCCTCGGTGGCCCCGATGGCTTCCAGGATGCGCGGCAGCTTGTCGCCGAACCGGCGCTCGCCGGCCTCGTATTTCTGCCAGGCCTGGCTGGTCATTCCCATCTTCTTGGCCACGTGGCCCTGAAAGAGGCCGCGGTCCTCGCGCATCCGGCGAAGGGCGCGGCCGGTGAGTTCGCGCTCGGCCTGTTCGGGACTGACGGTCGACGCCATGCGCCGATATGGCCGCGCTTGGCTGTTGGCCGCCAGTTGAAGCAAAATTGCGGCCCCCGCCAAAATGGCCGTTGACCTAAACCACAAATCAGCCCCGCAATCAACGTCACCATGAGCCGCGTCGATTCGCATCCGCCCCGACCCGTCCCCCGGCCGGCCTTCGCGCGCTGGATGTGGGAGCGTTCGCTGGAGCTGAAGGCGGTGGCCGCCGAGATCGGCTGCTCGCACGAGCAGGTGCGCCTGATCTGCCTGCCCTTCGCTGATCGTCGCCGTCGCGTGCCGACGGCGGAGCTGCTGGAACGGATCGTGACGTTCACGGACGGGGAAATCCGCCCCGCCGACTTCTACCCGCCGCACCTCAACGGCGGAATGCCGTCAGTCCCGTTCGAGGCGACCCCGTGATCCCGCGCCGCCGCCTGGAACCGGGCGATCTGATCGGCCTGGCGCTGGGCGCCGCCGGCGCGCTGATCCTGGCCGTCGTACTGCTCGGCCCCGCCGGCGCGGCGCTCCTAGCCTTCGTCGTCATCCTCGCGGCGGCGTCGGCGCGATGAGCCGCTATTCCGATCGCTACCTGCCCTCGCACCGGCCGGCGCGAACGTCGTTCGCGGTCGTCCAGCCGAGCGAGGCCTGGCGCGCCCTGGTCCGCGCCTGCGACGAATGCCGCTCGACCCATGGGCCGGGGGCCTGGGAGGCGCTGAAGGCGGCCCGGGCCGGGGCCATCGCCGCGCCGTTCCCGATCTCCGGCGAGGTCCCCCGGGCGGCGGCCTCGTCGCTGCTGGAGTTGGCGCGCACCTGGCCCCAGGCCGATGACGATCAGCGCGGCTGGCACGCCGAGAGCGTCGCCGCCCTCGCCCGCCAGTGCGAGGCCCTGCTCGACCAGCAGCTCGCCGCCTTCTCGCGGCGGATGACCGGGGAGCGCGACTGATGGTCTCCATGAGCCACCTCACCGAATTTAGCCAGGCGCCCCGCGCCTCGGGCCGCCGTCGCATCGAGAAATCCGACATCGAGTTCGCCGCCGCGCGCCGGCCGCACGTCGGCTGGCAGGCCCTGGCCAAGATGCTGGGCGTCAACGAGGCCGACCTGCGCGGCTGCGTGGAGCGCCATGCCCCGCCGGCGATCATCACCCCGGCGCCTCCCGCGCCGGCCGCGGCGGCGGCTGCGACCCCCGTCCTCGCCAAGGGGACGCTCGAACACCGCGTGCTGCGCCTCCTGGCCGCCGGCTTCACGGACCCGCGGGAAGCCGCGCGGATCATCGAACGCTCGCCGGCGCGCCTCTCGATGATCCGCGCCGCCTTGCGCCGCAAGCGCCTGATCAGCGGCTACGTCGATATCGTCATCACCCCGCTCGGCCACGCCGAACTGGCGCGCCTTGCCGCCCTGGAGAGCGCCGCATGAGCCTCCAGGACCTCTACGCCGCGATCCGCGCCGCGTGGCGCGAGGTGGCCATCGCCCTCATCGCCGCCCGCGAACTGCCCGGCACGCCCGTCACCATCCCGGGCGATCGCCTGTGACGCCGGCCCTCCACACCCCCAGCGGCCACGGCCACGTGTGGCCCAACCGCGACGGCGCGAAGGACCCGTGCGGGGGGCCCGGCCCCTGCGCGGCGTGCACCGCCGACGCGGTGGCCCAGGCCAAGATCGGCGAGTTCGCCCGCGACCAGCGCGCCCACCAGTACGCCGGCGACCCGGCCATCGCCCAGATGCTCGAGCTGATGAAGAACCAGGTGCTGATCGTCCTCGTCAACCGCCTGGGCGGCGCGGTGGAGATCCCGGCCGCCGAGATCGACGCCTGCGGGGCGTGGATGATGGAGCTGCATGTCGACCAGGAGACCCGCGCCTTCTCCTTCCAGACGGCCAAGAAGCAATGAGCGCGCTCGGCCTGACCCCCGGCCAACTCGACGCCCTGGGCCTGCCGCGCAAGCGGATCGTGGTCGGTTTCGCCGGCGGCGGGGGGGCGTGCTTCGGCATCCGCGCCGCCTGGGGGGCCGATCCGGACGCGGCGCTCAACCACTGGGACGTGGCCATCGCCAGCCACCGCAAGCACTTCCCGGCCACCGGCCATTTCCTCGGCGACATCATCGAGGTGCCGCCCTCCATCGTCTGCCCGGGCGAGCCGATCGGCTTCGCCTGGTTCTCGCCGGACTGCACCGACCACTCCAAGGCCAAGGGAGCGGCCCCCAAGACCGAGCGGATTCGGGGGCTCGCCTGGGCCATCCTGCCGTGGGTGGCGAGCCGGCGGCCGGACGTGCTCATGCTGGAGAATGTCGAGGAGTGGTTCGACTGGGGCCCGGTCTATCGCCGCGAGGACGACGTCCGCGCCAATGGCGTCCCGGGTGATGTCGGCCAGCCGATCAAGGCGCTGCGCGGCGAGACCCGCTCCCGCTTCGTCGCGAGGCTGGAGCGGGTCGGCTACAAGGTGGAGATCGGCTACATCCGGGCCGCAGACGTAGGCGTCCCGACGACCCGTCGGCGGCTCGTCATGATCGCCCGCTGCGACGGCCAGCCGATCCATTGGCCGGCGCCGACGCACGCGCCCCGCAAGGTCGCTGCCGCCAAGGGCCTCGCGGCCTACGTCGGCGGCTGGACCTGCATCGATTTCGCCGATCCCTGCCCATCGATCCTGATGAGCCGGGAGGAGGCGCGGGCCTACACCAAAGAGACGGGCGTCAAATGCAAGCGCCCCCTGGTCGCTAACACCCTGCGGCGCATCGCCAAGGGCGTCGAGCGGCACGTGATGGTCGATCCCTTCATCGTCCAAATCCGCCCCGAGGGGACTGTCGCCCCCTACCTCGTGCCGGCCGGCCACTCCGCCGACGTGCGGACTTACTCGGCGCGCGATCCACTGCGCACCCTGACGGCCGCCAGCCGCGGCGACTTCGCCCTCGTCTCCCCCTATCTGGTCCCGCGCTACAGCGAGCGCGCGGGCCAGGAGCCGAGATCGCGGGATCTTCGTGAACCCTATCCATCACCTGTGCCGGACGGCAACGGTGGCTCGCTGGTGGCGGCGTGTCTGTCGCGGCAGTTCGGGCGGTCGGTGGGCTCCAACGCCGCCGACCCGGTCGGCGCGACTACGGCTGGCGGTGGCGGCAAGACGCTTCTGGTGGCCGCCGCCCTCGGCCGCCAGTTCGGCTCCAATGTTTCCGGCCGCGATATCCGCGAGCCGTTGGCGGCCGGACTTTCTGGCGGGGGCAAGGGCGGCGGCCATGACCAACTAATCGCGGCCTCACTCTCGAGTTATTACGCGACGGGCGTCGGCTCCTCGCTCCACGATCCCTTGCGCGTCGTCCCGACCGAGGATCGCCACGCACTGATCGCGACATGGCTCGAACAGGCCGCGACCGGCCTCGTCGGCCATTCCGTGCGCGATCCCGTCTCGACCATCGTCGGCAAGGGCTGCACCCAGCGCCTGGTGGAGGCGCGGCTGGAGGTCGAGGGCGGACCGCAAGGGCGGCGCGGCCGGGTGCTGGAATTCCTCTGGGACCAGTTCGGGCCGCCGACGCCGGCCGAGTGGGCCGATCCGGCCGGCACCCTGCGCGGGCGCCTGCGCTTCGGCCTCGTGCTCCTCCCCGACGCCGCCGGCGACAAGCAGGTGTGGATCATCGTCGACATCGGCCTTCGCATGCTCAAGGCCCGCGAGCTGGCCCGCGCCATGGGCCTGCCGCGCGAGGTCGACTTCGCCACCGACGCCGACGGGCGCGCGATCAACACCACCCACCAGGTCGAGATGATCGGCAACATGGTCTGCCCCGGCGTCGTCCGCGCCGTGGCCCTCGCCAACCCGCCGATCTGGGAAGTCACCGACGACGAGCGGAGGGCGGCTTGAGCATCGATTACACCCCTCTGTGGGCTTGGGTGAGGGAGCGCGAGGCGATCCGCGTCCGCAAGGAATCCGGCCAGTCGCCGCCGTTCACCGACGATCCGATCCTAGCGACCTATCGCTTCTGCAACGTCCGCCGCGAGGACGATCGCGGCACGATCTGGATCCGGGAGCATATTCGCAAGCCGTTTGTCGGCCACCCTCTCCTCTGGCTGATGCTGTGCATCGCCCGGCAGATCAACTGGCCCGACACGCTGGCGGAGCTGATCGCGGCCGACGCCTTCGCGTGGCCGTCGGCCGCCTTCCGCCCGGACGCGATCACGGCCGTCCTGAACGACCGCAAGGCCCGTGGCGAGAAGGTCTACACCGGAGCCTACATGATCTCCGCTCCGTCGGAGAAGGGGGCCGACAAGCAGGCCTACATCGCCGAGACGGTCATCGGCGACCTCTGGCACCGCCGCGATCGGTTTTTGCGCCTCGAAAGCCTGCGTCGGACGCACGAGCTGATCTGCCGGTCTAACGGCTGGGGGCCGTTCATGGCCTACCAGGCCGTCGTCGACATGCGGTTCACCGCTCTGCTCAATCACGCACCGGACATCGAGACCTGGGCGGCGGCAGGGCCGGGCACGATCCGAGGGCTCAACCGCCTGCATGGCCGCCCGGTCACTGCCGCGCTTTCGCAGGGCCAGGCGCTCGGCGAGATGAAGGCGATCTATCGCCTCGCCGAGGCTGAGACCGGCGTCGGCATGGACTTCAGCGACGTGCCGAACATCCTCTGCGAAACCGACAAATATCTCCGCGTCCTGAACGGGGAAGGCAAGCCCCGGGCCCTCTATGTGCCGGGTCGCGGCGCATGACCGCCGGCCCGGGGCCCTGGCGGCCGATCAAGGACGCCGTCGACCTCAAGCACCTGGGCAAGCTCGCCGAGGAGTTGGGTGAGTGCCAGGCGGCCGTGGCGCGCTGCATCATCCAGGGCCTCGACGAGCGCGAGCCGGTCACCGGCAAGCTCAACCGCGAGTGGCTGGAGGAGGAGATCGCCGACGTCGCGGCGAACCTCCAGCTGGTTCATGAGCGCTTCGGCCTCGACCACGACCGGATGGCTGCCCGCGCTCACCGCAAGCTCGATCTCCTCCGCGCCTGGCACGCCATGGCCGGCGCACCAGCGGAGGACGCCGCGTGATCCTCGTGCCGGAGATCAAGACGGTGTTCCTCCTCGTCCCGCGCACCGGGTCCGGGTCGCTGCGCCGGGCGATCGCGGCGAAGTTTCCGCGCTCCATGCTGCTCTATCGCCACATGGAGGCCGACGGCGTCCCGGCCGGCTACGACACCTGGCGCAAGGTCGGCTTCGTGCGCGAGCCGGTCGAGCGGCTGTGGAGCGTCTACAAGTTCATGCGCGATTTCGCCGGGGATCACGACCCGGCCTACATCGCCTCGCTGCGGACCAGCGCGGCCAAGCCGTTCGACAACTGGCTGGTCGACAACGAGATCGTCTTCACCTCGCCCTATGACCGGGCTGGCCAGGGGCGCTTCTTCGCCGAGTTCACGGTCCGCCATCCTCTGCCGGAGAACCGCAAGAGCCAGTGGCTGACCCTGCGGCCGGACCTCGGGACCGCGGTCTATCCCTTCGAGCATCTACCGGCCTTCGCCCGCGGGCTCGGCCTCGATCTCGGCGCACACAACGCCACGGTCGGCAAAATCCATCCGCCGACCCTGGGAGCCGAGGCGCTCGACTATGTGCGCCGCGTCTTCGCCTGGGACTTCGCGACGCGCCGGACCCTACTGGAGCGCGCCGCATGACCGCGAACGGCGTTCGCAACAATCGGCGCGAGGTGAAGAACCCGATCCTGGCGCTGGAGGCGATGAAACGGGTCAACACCTTGTCCCCGGAATCGCGCTCGGCGATCAGGGCGCTCTGTCACGACATCTCGGTCGACGCGAACAAGCGCGCCCATGCGTGCTGGATCAAGAACAAGGGGCCGATGGCCGCCTACTGGATGGCGGTTCGCGCCATCAGCGGCAACATCCGCCGGGCGATCAACCCATGAGCCGCGTCCTCATGGTCGTCTCCGCCCATGCCGGCGTCGTCCATCTGTGGCCGACGGAGCGGACCGGCGCGGGCGTCACCTATGGCGATCCGCTGCTCTTCAAGATGTCGCCGCAGGACGCGGACGACCTCGCCGCCGACCTCGCGGAGTTCGCGGGCCTGGCGCGCGAGCGGCCCCAGGCGACTTGGCCATGACCGTCCAGCCCGACTATCACGCCTTCCTCGAGGCCAAGGTGCGGCTGGCGGGGTCGTCGGGGTTCGCGGTCGACCCCGGTGAGCTTTCCCATCCGTGGATCAGGCCGCACGTGGCCCGCGCCATCTCCTGGATGCTGGCCGGCGGCCGGCGCGCGGTGTTCGCCAGCTTCGGCCTGCACAAGACGACCATGCAGCTGGTCGCCGGCGATCGCACGCTCAAGCGCCTTCCCGCCCCGGCGCGCGGCCTCATCGTCGCCCCGCTGGGCGTGCGGCGCGAGTTCATGCGCGACGCGGCCCAGCTGGGGATCAAGATCACCTTCGTCCGATCCCTCGTCGAGTGCGCCGGGCCCGGGCTCTACCTCACCAACTACGAGACGGCGCGGGAGAACAAGCTCCCGGCCGAGCTCTTCGGCTTCGTGTCCCTGGACGAGGCGGCCGTGCTGCGCGGCATGGGCGGAACCAAGGCGTTCCGGGCCTTCATGAACGACGGCTGGCGGGACGTGCCCTATCGCTTCGTCGCCACCGCGACGCCCTCGCCCAACGACTACATCGAGCTGCTGGCCTACGCCGCCTTCCTGGGCGTCATGGACGTGGGCGAGGCCAAGACGCGGTTCTTCCGCCGCGACAGCACCAAGGCCGACGCCCTCACCCTGCATCCGCACAAGGAGGCGGAGTTCTGGCTGTGGGTGGCCAGCTGGGCGCTCTTCATCACCCGGCCCAGCGACATCACCGGCGATGAGGCCGACGATGAGGGCTATCGCCTCCCGCCCATGACCGTCACCTGGCACGAGGTCAAGGTCGACCATCGCGAGGCGCGGGCCGAGAAGTCCGGCCAGGGCGTGATGTTCCGCAATGCCTCCCTCGGCGTCGTCGAGGCGGCGGCCGAGAAGCGCACCACCATCCACGCCCGGCTCTCCAAGGTCGCCGGCCTGCTGGCCGAACGGCCGGCCGAGCACGCCCTCGTCTGGCACGACCTGGAGGCCGAGCGGGCCATCCTCGAGGCCGCCTGCCCGGACATGGCCACCGTCTACGGAAGCCAGGATCTGGAGGCTCGCGAGGAGATCGTCGGGGCCTTCGCCGACGGCTTCGTCGCGCGGCTGGGGGCCAAGCCCTCGATGCTGGGCGCGGGCACGAATCTGCAGCGTCATTGTCGCTGGGCGATCTTCGCCGGCGTCTCGTCGAAGTTCCACGACTTCATCCAGGCCATTCATCGCCTCCTGCGCTTCGGCCAGGAGCGGGAAGTCTGGATCGACATCGTCCATTCCGAGAGCCAGCGCGAGGAGGTCGAGAACCTTCGCCGCAAGTGGCGGCAGCACGAAACCATGGTGGCCAAGATGACCGCGATCATCCGCGAGTTCGGACTTTCCGAGGCGGCGATGGCGAGCGCGCTCACCCGCTCCCTCTTCGAGCCGGAGCACCGGATCGAGGTGAGCGAGGCCTCGCCCTCGCCGCGCTATGTGCTGGCGAGGAACGACTGCGTCTATGAGACCCGCGCCATGGCCGAGGGGAGCGTGCAGCTGATCGTCAGCAGCATCCCGTTCGGCACGCAGTACGAGTATTCGCCGAGCTATAACGACCTCGGCCATACCGACGACGCCGACCACTTCTGGCGCCAGATGGACTTCCTCGTCCCGCAGCTGCTGCGCATCCTGGAGCCCGGGCGGGTGGCGGCGATCCATGTCAAGGACCGGATCGTGCCGGGGGGCCTCACCGGCCTCGGCTTCCAGACGGTCTATCCCTTCGCCGACGATTGCCGGGCCTGCTTCCGCAAGCACGGCTTCGCCTACCTGGGCGAGAAGACCAACCTCACCGACGTCGTCCGCGAGAACAACCAGACCTATCGCCTCGGCTGGTCCGAGCAGTTGAAGGACGGTTCCCGGATGGGCGCGGGCCTGCCGGAAAAGGTGCTCCTGTTCCGCCGCCCGCCCAGCGATTCCTCGAGCGGCTACGCGGACCGGCCGGTGGGCAAGCCCCGGCCCGATTTCGTCGACCGGGCCGGGGAGCCGGCGGCCTATTCGACCAAGCGGAGCGACATCCGCCCCGTGGTCGGGACCGGCTATTCGCGAGGGCGCTGGCAGCTGGACGCGCACCACCTGACCCGGGCGAGCGGCGACCGGCTGCTCACCACCTCCGACTGGGCGAGCTGGGACAAGCTCGCCGAGGTGCGCCGCCTCTGGGAGCGGTTCAATCTGACCCAGTGGTACGACTTCGAGCACCACGTGCGCATCTGCGAGGACCTGGACGCCATGGGGAAACTCCCCCCGACGTTCATGCTCCTGCCGCCGTTCAGCTGGCACCCGGACGTGTGGACCGACGTCGCCCAGATGCTGAGCGCCAACACCTTGCAGGCGGCGGCCGGGCGCGAAATGCACCTCTGCCCCATGCCCTTCGACATCGCCGACCGGCTGATCGTCCAGTTCAGCGAGCCCGGCGACATGGTCTTCGACCCCTTCATGGGGATCGGCACCACGCCGATGCGGGCGATCAAGCTCGGGCGGCGCGGGTCGGGGTGCGAACTCAACGGCGACTACTTCCTCGACGCCTGCAAGATCGTCGAGGCCACGGCGCGCGAGATGGCCACGCCGAGCTTGTTCGATCTGATGGGGATCAGAGAGGAGGCGGCGGCGTGAGAGCGGCTGAAAAGACGCCTCTCGCCGGCGTCCCCGATCAGGCGATCTACGAGGCGTTGCGCGCGGCGCAGGCAGGCTCGTGGAACGACAAGTGCGCGGTTCTGGAAGAAGCGCTCGTGCGCAATGGCTGGACGCCGCCTGTCGGCCATCCCCTGCGGAGAGGGCCATGAAGTCGGCCAAGAAGCTGGCGCCCGCGCTGGCCAAAGCCGAGCCCGACGCCTGTTGCGGCAACTGCCAGTATGGAGGCGCCTACGCGCCCCCGCCCGGTATCCGCGGCGGGTTCGATCCGGCGAGGACGCGCGCCTGCGCACACTTCAACATCCCGGTCGGAACCGCCTCCTACTGCTGCGCCTGGCGGAGGGCGTCGTGAGCGTGGTCGATTTCCCCGAGCGCCGCCCGCGCGACCCGATCGCCGTCCGTGGCGTCGGGCGGGACGCGGAGGATGACCGATTCGTGGTCGTGGCCTTCTGGCGCCGCCTCACCGACGAGGAGCTGCGCTTCTTCCACGACGTCTGCGACCGCAGCGCGTCCCTGATCCCGGCGGTGCGGCCATGAGCGCGGAGGTCATTCCCCTTCGCCGCCATGGCCTCACCGAGGGCGACGTGGTGCGCCTGAAGGGCGTCGCTGGCGCGAACCCTTTGATGCTCGTCGGCGTCGCCGATGGCGAGACCGTGCGCGAGGTCACCTGCATCTGGATGGGCGGCGCGCGCAATCGTCGCCTCCAGTCGGCGATATTCCCTTGCGATCGCCTGGAGCTTGTCTTGCGGGGCAGTCAGCCGTGAGCGAGCCGGGGGGCGAACGCCGTTCACACCCGATCGCGGTCGCCGTCTGTGAGGCTCTCTCGCGGGCGCGGGTGGCGATCTCCACCGAGGCGGAGTGCCAGGCCGACGTTCACGCCGTGCTGGCCGCCGACACGCCCTACCTCGTCTCGCGCGAGCATCGTCTGGGGCCGGCCGATCGGCCCGACTTCCTCGTCGCCGGATGCGTCGTCGTCGAGTGCAAGGCCCGGCGCGCCCATGGTCCCAGCGCCCTTCGCCAGCTGGCGCGCTACGCCCAGTATCCCGCCGTCGAGGCGCTCATCCTCGCCTACGCCGGCCGCGCGCTCGACATGCCCCGCGAGGTCGGCGGCAAGCCGCTCTTCGTCGTCGGCCTCGGGAGGGCGTGGCTGTGAGGACCTACGGCGCCCTGGCCCATGTCGGCGACGCCTGGGTGATCGGGGCGCTGGAGCCGCACGCGATCATCAGGCTCAAGGCGCTCTTCCCGCAAATCCCGATCGCCGCCGGGCCGCCGTTCAAGTTCCGCGACACGCCCGAGCGGGCCGCCGATCTCGCCTGGTTCCTGCACCGCTATCCCCTGGCCGCGTCGGCATCCGACATCGGCCGGCTGGCCGGCGCGGTCGAGAAGCATGCGGCGGCGCAAGACGCCATGGAGATGATCCTCCGCGCCGACTACACGCCCCCGCCGCTCGTGGGCCTGCGCGAAGGCATGGAAATCCGGCCCTACCAGGCGCAGGCGATCGCCCTCCTCGAGGCCTCCGGTGGCCTGCTGGTCGGCGACGAGGTGGGCCTCGGCAAGACCTTCATCACCGCCGGGGCGTGCCTGTCGCCCGGCGCCCTGCCGGCCATCGTCGTCTACCACGCCCATCTCCAGCGCCAGTGGTGCGAGGTCATCGAGCGCTTCACCACCTTGCGCGCTCACCCGGTCAAGGGGACGCGGCCGTACGGCATGCCGGCCTGCGACGTCATGGTCTTCCGCTACAGCCAGATCGCCGGGTGGGCCGACGTGATCGGCTGGATGGGCGTGGGCCTCGTGGCCTTCGACGAGGTCCAGGATCTGCGCCGCGGCGAGGAGACGGAGAAGGGCCGCGCCGCCCGTCGGCTCGCCGATCACGCCGTTCGCCGCCTCGGGCTCAGCGCCACGCCGATCTACAACTACGGGGCCGAGATCTGGAACGTCATGCGCTTCCTCAACGCGGCGGCGCTGGGCGGCTTCGACGAGTTCGGCCGCGAGTGGGGCTTCGGCGTCATCCGCGATCCCAAGGCGCTGGGAACCTATCTTCGCGACAGCCACGTCTTCATCCGCCGCACCAAGGCCGATGTCGGCCAGCAGATGCCGCCGGTCAACCGCATCGTCGACACCATCGATTACGACCGCGTCGAGATGGCCTCGATCGACGACCTGGCCCGCGATCTCGCCCATCGCGCCACGACCGGGGAGTTCATCCAGCGCGGCGCGGCCACGAGGATGCTCGACCTGCGCGTGCGCCACGCCACTGGCGTCGCCAAGGCGAAGTCGGTGGCGACGATCGCCCGCATCCTCGTCGAGGGCGGGACGCCCATCGTCCTCGTCGGCTGGCATCGCGACGTCTACGACATCTGGCTCTCCGAGCTGGCCCACCTCAAGCCGGCGCTCTACACCGGCTCCGAGACGGCGGCCGGCAAGAACGCCTCGCGCGACGCCTTCGTGAACGGCCAGACGAACCTCCTGATCATGAGCCTGCGGTCCGGCGCGGGGCTCGACGGGCTGCAATACCGCGCCTCGACCATGGTGTTCGGCGAACTCGACTGGTCGCCGGGCGTCCATCACCAGTGCATCGGCCGGCTGGATCGCGAGGGCCAGAAAGAGCCGGTGACGGCGATCTTCCTCGTCTGCGAGGACGGCTCCGATCCGCCGATGATGGAGGTGCTGGGCCTCAAGGCGGCCCAGGCGAGCGCCATCGTCGATCCGAGCCTCGGCGTCCAGCGCGTCGCCGCCGACGGCGAGGGGCTCAAGCGCCTGGTCCGCCGCTATCTCGACGGCAAGGGCGCGGCGTCGCCGACGCCGACGCTGGAGCGGGCCGCATGAGCGGCGAGGCCGTCACCTGGGCCAAGGCGCAGAAGGCCCCCACCGGCTCGGCCAAGGCGGTGCTGGTGTGCCTGGCCGCCTATGCCGATGCCGAGGGGATCGCCTGGGCGTCCGTGCCCCTGCTGGCCATCGAGGCCGACATCGACGAGCGCTCGGTCTACCGGGCCCTGGCGCGGCTGAAGGGGGCGCAGCTGCTGGAGGCCACGGGCGAGAACAAACTCCATCGCGGCAAGCTCATTCCCCTCTATCGCTATCCGCTGGAGCGCGGTTTCGCCTCGACGCGCGAGCGGCTCCTGGCCGAGCGAGCTTCCCCTGACACCGTGTCAGGGGAAGACCCGTCCCCTGACAGCGTGTCAGGTCTAGGGGTGACACCGTGTCAATCTTCCCCTGACACAGTGTCACCCAAAGAGAAAGGAAACTACCAAGAAGAAGCCCAAGACGGGCGCGCGGGCGAGACGCGAAACGCGCGCTTTGAAGCGTTCGAGGCGCTCGAGGCGGCGGGACCGAAGCTGTGGCTGGCGGTGTCGGACCGGGCGACGGCCTGGGCGGCGTTCCAGGCGCTGCTGGCGGCGGGCGAAACGTCCGGCGTGCTGATCGCCTGCGCCGCCGCCTATGCCGCTTCGCCGCTCTGCAAGCGCCGCGACTATGTGCCGATGCCGATCGAGAAGTTCCTGGGCTTCGGCCGCTGGCGGGCCTTCGTCGAGGGGGCGTCGTCGGCGATTGCTCGGCCCACCGGCTGGACCGGGCCCGCCGACATCCGCGCCGCCGTGGTCGCCGGCCAGGGCGAGGGCTTCGCAGTCTCCTGGCTCGATCCGGCCCACTGGGACGAGGCGCAGCGGCGCATCGTCTGCCGCACGTCGCTCGCCGTCGAGCGCCTCACCGAGGCGCTGCGAACGGCATTCCGGGATCTCAGCATCGTAAGGGGCGAGACATGAGGGCGCGGGCTACGGTCATGACGAACATCGGCGTCACCTCCAACGACCTGCGGATGCTGGAGAAGGCGGAGCGCAAGCACGCCCTCGCCATCTCCCTGCCGCGCGCCGATCCCGCGCGCGGGGGTGCCATCGACCTGGCCTTCGAGGCGCGCCTGGCCGTCGAGCGCAACCTCGACAAGCGCCGCCTGCTGGCCATGAATGCCGCCGATCTGGCCGAAGAGAATGCCCTGGAACGGCTGCGCGGCGGCAAGGTGGTGGAAGACGCGCCGCGCACCGAGCCCGGCCGGCGCCGGCGATGCACGGCCGATGGGCTGGCGTTCCTGCTCGATCGCTGCGCGGCGGATGGGTCGGACTTCTCGCCGCGCGAGAGGCTCAACAATCGCCGCCTGTGGGTGGCCGGCATGCAATACCGCGCGATCTTCCAAGCCAAGGATGGGGGCTCCATCGGCGCGGTGGACTGGAACGGCGCCGGCGGCGGCATGTTCTCCGCCAAGCTCGCCAAGGAACACGCCCTGGTGGTGGGCGCGGACGGCGACAAGGTGCTGCGGGCCGTGGCCGCCGCCCTGGCCTCGTCCCCGCGTGGCCGCCGCGAGCTGCGCGTCCTCCAGCAGGTCGCCGGATGGGGACGATCCCTGCGTCATTTGAGCAGCGGCGGCCACCAGGTGTCCATCAACAGGCTCGCCCTCGTGCGCGCGCTGGATACCGTCGCTCACGTCCTGAGACTGCCGTAAAAAACCGTATTGACGGAAGTGACCGAATAAGCCCATCCAAGCATCATCGCTCGAAACGCGATCGGGAGGGCCTGACCGCATGCCCCTCCCCCTGATCGGCCCCCGCCTTCCCACCCTGGACGCCCGCCGCGTCCGCCCCCCGCCGAAGCAAGCCGACCCTCTCTACCTCTCCCCCGAACACCGCGCCTGGCGCGCGGCCGTGCTTGAGCGCGCCGGCCAGCGCTGCGAAGCGGTGACGCGACAGGGCTTTCGCTGCACGGTCGCCTTTCCTTCGCGCCTCTTCGCCGATCACGTGATCGAGGTGAAGGACGGCGGCGCCGAGTTCGATCCGGCCAACGGCCAGTGCCTCTGCGGCTCTCATCACTCGGCCAAGACCGCCGCCGCCCGCGCCCGCCGCCGCTGATCCCCGCCAGCCTCGGCGAAGGATGGGTATGGGGTCTCGGTGACCGCCCCCATCGCCCGAGCAAC